ACCTGGCCGGCGCGATCGCTGAGAAGCTGGCCTTCAATGCCCGGCGCGCAGACCACAAGATCGAAAACCGCACCGCCGAAGGCGGCAAGAAGTTCTGAGGCACGACCATGATCACATCCCTGGCCCTCATGTCGATCTACAAATCGCCAGCCATCCCGCTGGCCGATGTGCGCGAGAAGTTTTTTGCGCTGTCCTACGAGGAGGCGCTGAAAAAAGCCGCGCGCAACGAGCTGCCGGTACCCACGTTCCGGATTGGTCTGGGGTTTTTTGTGGGGAGGCTGACGGCATGAACAGTTTTCAACGCACCGCCGCCGGGCCGCTGGTTTAAGGAACCCCCATGCAGCTACCAGAACTCATGACCACCAAAGACATCTCCGGCCTGCTGGGCGTGTGCCACCGGCACTGCGTAGATCGCATCATCAAGCGGCCGGATTTCCCCAAGCCCGCGATCAACCTCAGCCGCCGCATCAAGCGCTGGAGCCGGGCCGATATCCTCAAGTGGGCCGGGCTCAAATAGAGGCAGCCACATCGGCAGCCGTCTCACGGTAGTAGGCCGAGAGCAACTGGCGCAGGTCGGTGTGGCCGCTGATCCGCGCCAGGCGCAGCACGTCCATGCGCCTGCTCAACCGAGTCAGCGCCGCCGCACGCGAGTCATGGAACGTCAGCCCGCTGATCAGCAGCCTGTCCCGCGCCTTGCGAAACAGCGCGTCCAAGCTGGCCGGCGCGATCGTGAAGTAGGCGTCGCGCTGTGCTGCAATCGCCCAGGCATCCAGCCAGCGCAGCAGCCGCGCCGCCTTGCGTGTGAACGGCACGAACCGCGTTCCTGCGCGCTCCATCGTTTTGTGCGACTCCAGCTTGATAACGCGCCGCCCGAGGTCAACGGTCTTGCGGCTCAGGCTCAGCACCTCCCCCGCCCGGAGCGCCGTATGGTGCGCCACCAAGTAGGCCAAGGCCACCTCGTGCTGCGGGCGCTCTGGCCGTTGGCCGGTGACGTAGCCCATCGCCCGCACCAGCCGCTTTATCTCGCCCGGGTGCGTCTGCCTGGTTCTTGCCGGGCCTTCACGCGGCAGCTTGGTTTTTCCCCACGGCGATTCCCCGCACCATCCCCACTCCTTCCCCACCGTCCAGACGTTGCGCAGCAGGTTGGCGTCGCGCACCACCGACGAATCGCTCACCACTTGGCGGCGCGCATCGCGCCACATCGAAATATCGGCTGGCGTGATTTCGTGCAGCAGCTTGGCGCACAGCGCGGGGAAGTCCCGCCGCAGCGCCTGGAACCGCAACCCCTCAGCCCGAGCGCCGCGCTTGTGCGCGCTCACCTCGCGCTCGTAGCGCTCTAGCGCGTCCACCAGGGTTTTGCTGGGCCACTTGGCCTGGCCCTCGGTGAGGATCGCAGCCTCTGCCACGGCGGCCCAGGCCGTCGCCGCAGCCTTGGTTGCGAACATCTTGGATGTGCGCACCCCTTGCCGTGCAATCTGCGCGCGCCAGCCGCTCTTGAGTTTGGTGATGTAGGCCACGATGGGGAACGCCCGCGTAAAATCTGGGGAAACGGATTGTAGCTCTCGCTGTTTCTGGCTTGGCTTGTGTGGTGTTCGACGGGTTGCAAGGCCCATAAAAAAAGCCCGAGTCTCATAGGAGAAGCGGGCTTATGTGGGGTTTGGTGTTTGTGTGTGCTGCTGTGTGTCTAATGCAACACTGGTGCCCCGAGCCGGAATCCCATCCGCTGGCTTTTCAACGGGTTGCTGCATATTTGGGGAATCGCCGGGGAAATAGCGCAGGCAGCCTTGCGCCGACAGTGGATTCTACTTGCTGCTGACGCCCGGGCCGGGTTGCAGGCTTGACGGATTCCGACAATGCCAAGGCACATCCGTCTGCGGTATCGGCTCCCGCCATAACCGGGGCCGTCCCGGCTGGTTCGTGCGCTGGTATTGATCCCGCCCCAGCGCCCGCGTGGCGTTCGCGGTCATGATGGCGGGTGTATCGCTAGGCGGCCCGCAGCAGGTCGGCAATCCGCCTGGCCCAGCCGCGCCCGAAGGTCGGCCAGGTGCTCAAGTCGGTCATGAAGCGCAGCCGCGTAGCCAGCACCCGGCGCAGCAGCGCATCGGCGTCGGCTGCGCGCACAGCAGCCATAGTCACCGGCCCGAGCGCGCCGTCATCGCGCACACCCAGCGCCCGCTGCAGCCAGCGCACCGACTGCCGCACTCCGGAATTGACGGCCGCGTCAAACACGGCATAGCGCACCACGGGCGGTAGCTCGTCGGCGCGCACCGCGTCCCAGAAGTCGCGTCGGTAGATGAACCTGGCGCGCTCCACGGTCAGGTTGCGAATGTCCTCGTTCGGGTAGGTGTTGGCTGCGATGCCGAAATTGGTGCCGCGCAACTCGCCCACGTTCACCCGGCCGCCCGTCCAGTTGCCGGGGTCGCGCGGGTCGTCGGTGAAGCCGCCCTCATGCCCGAGCAGCTTCTCAAAAGCCGTATCAAATTCCATGGGTGCCGTCCTTTCTTGATGCCGCCATTTTTGGCTGCACCCGGCGCGCCGCCGGATATTTGTCACTCCCGCGTGCGCTCGATCTTCTCGCGCGCCTTCTCGCTGGTCTCTTCCATCATCCGGTCGGTCACGGCCCCGCGCTGGTGCAGGCGCGCCATGCTGCGCACCTCGGCCGCAATCGAGTTCACCAGCGCTTGTTCCTGCGCGCCACGTCGCTGCGCTTCCAGTTCCAAATCCACGGGTCTGGCCTTGATGCCAAAGGTCTGCATGGCAGCGTACTTCGGCTGCACCGGCAGGCCGGAGCGGTCCACGCCGGTGAACTCCCCTAGCGGTGTGGTGATCACCGTGTCCATGGCGCTGGCGGTCGCGTTCATCAGCCGCTGCGAGTGCAGGCCGCCCGGCGCAATGGCGGGCAGCAGCAGAATGGCCATCCACTTGGCGCGCTTCTCGGCTTTCTCGGCCGCGGTGTCGTTGTCGTCGGTCACGTTGCGCCCAAGGAACATTTCGCGGTTCACCAGTATGGCGGCAAAGGTCGAGAGAATCGGGTGATTGGGTGTTAGCGGGGCCGGCAATTCCATGCCGCCCGCTTGGTTGCGCATGTCGAAGATGTCGCCGCCCGGAATGATGCGCGAGGCATCCAGAAACACCGGCAGCCCCGTGATCTCATCCGTGCCCAGGCGTATGGTTTTGGGTGAGCCGAGCGCGCTCAAGCCGCGCGTGTGGTCGGGCATGGCCACGCGCTCCTCGGCCTCAAGCTCGCGCCCTTTGACGAGCTTTTCCAGCCAGTCGTCGTCCTCGTCGCCAGCGGCCAGTGCGTAGGCCACCGCATTGATGCCGTGCAGCAACGCCGCCGGGGCCGCCAGTCGCCACGGGTACACCATGGCGGTATGCAGCAGGGCCGGGACGGCTTTGTAGGTGTAGCTGAAAAACGGGATCGCATAGTCGCGCACCTTGCGCGCCCCACTTGGCAGATCGTCGTAGGCGAAGATGTAGCGCAAGGCGTAATCCATCGCCTCGGCGGGCTCCATGCCCTGCTGGCGCGCATCGCGGTAGATCAGGTACTTGAAAAACGTGTCCTCGGCTTCATAGGCTTGCGTCAGCGGCTGGCGCAGCCAGCACGTCACGGCGTTGAGCACCAAGCGGCCGCCTTTGCGCGCCCCGCTCTCCTGCATATTGGCCATCTTTTGCAGCTCGGGCGGCAGGTTCTGCATCATCTCCTCGCGGGTGAAGCTGCCAGTGAACAACCCCACGTCTCGCGCTTCATCCACCATGGGCGCGTTCTGAATCAGATCGCGCGTCGCGTTCAGGTATTTGTGCCCGTCCCAGTACGACACGCCAGCGAAGTGCGCCATGCTCAGGTTCGATACGATGTTGTTGAAGTGCGCGACCGGGTTCATCGCTGTTTTGCCCTGCTTCCAAATCCCCATTGCCTCGCGGTACAGTTGCAGCGTGTCGTTGGCCCCTTCCTCAAACTGGGTCAGGTGCGTCATCACTTCGCTGCGCACCCACAGGCCAGCCAGGCGGCCGTAGCGCTTCACGCCGCCGGTGCCGGCAATCTCGGTGTCCGGCACCTCCACAAAGCCGTCAGCGCCAGAGCGGCGCGTCCATTCCGGGTTGTTGGCTATGCTGTGGAACAGGCGGCCCACGGCAATGTCGCGCTGCATCGAGGTGTAGCCCACAACGTAGCGGTACATGGCGTCGCGCATCTCGCCCATTTGCGCGCGCTCGCTCGGCGTCCAGTCGCGCCACACCGTCACCTGCTCACGCGCCAGCTTGGGCGCGTTCGGGTCATTGAGCTCGAGCTTGCCTTGATTGAGCCGCCAGTGCGGATCGCGCACCTCGTAGCCCAGGGCAATCCACTGGTCCGCCGCGTCCACGCTCACGTCCTGGAACATGCCCCGGCCTTTGAGCGATCCGCCACCAATGCCCGCCATGGTCGGCACCCCGGTTTTGAACAGGCGCTTGACCAGCGGGTCGCCCTCAAGCTCGGTCTGGCGGTTGTAGATGCGCGGCAGGTAGCGGCCGCGCCAGCGCTCGGCGCTGTCCTTGCTCAGCATGCCCAACTCCAACAGCTCGTCGGTCTGCCGATCCATGGCGCGGGTAATCGCGTCGGCCACGCGCACCGCATGCTCGGGAGGAATCACGCCCGGTGCCAGCATCTTCTCCACAATGTCGCTCACCATAACCCGGTCGGCCTCGGGCATGGCGCTCATCTCCTTGGCTACATCTACCGCCGATTGCTTGGCCTTTTCGATGGTTGCCTTCATTTGGCGCAGCTGCTTGCGCAGCTCGGGCGACGCCATGCGCATGCCGAAAAGATCCAGCGCCGGCCGCAACGCCGCCTCCAGCTTGCCCAGCGCCACTTCACCCAGGCGGAACTTAAAGCGGCCCAGCGCGTCCCGGTTGGGGCTTTGGGCCTGCTCGGGGTCGTACTGCGGCCCATCCTCGGCCACGCGCTGCATCGGTGCTGGCTGCGCCTGCCGGCGAAGGTAGGCGAATTCGGGGCTGGTGTCGGGGCTCACGCGGGTGCGCCGATCGCTGGGCAAAGGTGCACCGCCAGCGATGACACCCATGCTTCTCAGGCTTTGAGTTTGGCCACTGTCCTCGACATAGATCGCGTCCACCACGATGGTGCCGATGCGCGCGAGCGCCTTGCTGTCTCGACCCACCGCGAACACTTGGGCGCCCTGCTTCTGCAGGGAAGCCCTCAGCACCAGCTTCTTGAGCTCTTCCTTGCTCATGGTGCTGGCGTCGTTCGGGATCGTGCTGATCGCCTTGACGTTGTACTGGCTGTCGGTGTGGATCAGGGTGATGGCGCCCTCGTCCACCTGCAGGCGCTTGGCCACAGCCATCACATCGGACGGCCCGGTAATTTTCACCTCGGCCCATTCCTGCGCACGGTATGGGGCGGGCTGGCCAAAGTCCTTGCGGTGGGTCTGCACAGCGCCGCGGCTGTCGATGGTCGAGTATTCGTTGGTGTCGATCACCACATGCGACCGGAGTTCCAGCATGGGCATCCGGCTTGCAAACGCCGTTGTCAGGTTTACATCGGCGCGGCTTGGGGTGGCAATGCCGCTTGGGTGGTTGTGCAACAGGTAGTACCCGGTAGCGCCCCGGTTGCGCGCCGTGGCCGAAAGCTCGGCGAGGTAGCCATCCATGTCGTTGCCGATGATGACGTCAACCGATGCGGGCAGGCGGCTGGTTAGGCCAACCTGCGAAACCACGCCGCCGGAGTCGTTCACGAACACCACGCGGAACGTCTCAAAGCGCGGGTCGCGGTACACCTGCGCCAGAATGGCGAGGTCTTCGGCGCTGCCTACTTTTTGTCCGACGAGGCTGACCCTTTGACGGGCAGCGTAATCACCAGACAAGGCGAGGCCAAGTATGGTGCCGGTGGATCGTATGTCATCCACGGCGGACACGGCCGCCCGCTGGGCAGCAACAGCGGCCGCTCCTGCCTGGCTTTCGACAGGTCCACGATCGAGGAACAGTTGGAGTTGTCGGTCATCGGTGTAGGGGCGTCGGGGGGCTTGCGCATTGTAGGCCCCTCCATCTTCGCGCAGATCGAAAATATCGCCTTGGTTCGGGTTGGCGTCGGCCGCGCGATCGCTGCCGGCCAGGGTGAACTCGCCGCGCTCGCGGTCGGCGCGCTCGCGCTGCTCGGCCTGGCGCTCCTGCTGCTGGCGCTCTCGCTCTGCCTGCTCCAGCCGCTCAAGGCGCTGGGTGACTTCCTCGGGCGTGTAGCTGCTTAGGGTTGGCTGGCTGGCGGGTTGGTCGGCTGCTTGATCTGCGGCGGGTCGGCCTGCTTGAGTTGGCCCAGGGCCTGCTGCTGCTGCGGGCTCGGCTGCTGCCCGGCCAGCATCGACCGGAACAGGCCCACGCCCTGCGGGCTGTTCCAGATTTTCTTGGCTTGCTCGTTCATTTTGCGGCCTCAGTAGGTTGATGGCATCGGCGCGGCTGGCGCGCGGCACCTCGCCGAACATATCGGCTGCGGGCTTGGTTGCCTCAGTATAGGCAAAGTCGGCGGCATTGCCTAGGGCCTCCACCACCGGCTTGACGCTGCGTGCGTTGCGGGCAAACAACTCCAGCACCACGCCCACCATGGGGTCGGCTGCCATGTCAACCTGCTGCGCCGCCAGCGCCAAGGCCCGGCCCTCGCGCCGCGCATTGACCGCGATCTCGGCCGCCTGCGTCACCACGTCGCGGATATCGAGCGCACCAGCGCCTTCCAGTCGGGCCATCTTCGGCGCCACTTGCGCCAGCGCCGACAGCACGTTGCGCGCTTCGGGGTCTTGGGCCTGCGCGTACAGTCGCACCAGCTCGTCGTTGCCGTAGGCCTTGGCAAACACAGCCGCATTGATGCGATCCACTGCCTGCTTGCTTGGCTGCCCGTTGGTGTCGATCAGCCCGCCTTGTTCGGCTTGCGGCATGGCGCGCACAAACTGGCGCACCGCCTCCGGGGTAATGCTGCCGTCCTCGGCAAACTTCAAAGCGCTCAAATTCACGCGCGCCGCGTCGTTGTTGGCCTGCTCCACCGCCGACAGGTTCAGGTTGCCCACCGTGTTGGACACATCCCCAATGTCGGCCGTCACTTGATCGGCCGGCATCACGCGCACCAGCACCGGCGCGCGCATGGCGCGAATCACATCCGGGTTCACGCCGTGCAGGGTGTCTTGCGCCAGTTCCTGCGTGTACCCTGCCGCAGTGCCTTGGCTGTAAGCCACCTGCAAGCCAGCCACGCGCCCGTTGCCCGCAATTGCGCGGATGCGCTGCACCGCCTGGTTACCGTAGTCCGGGTTGGCCGCGCCGTCCGCCCGGTTTGAGGTCAGCACATCGCTGGCCTCGATCACGGCGTACTGCACCGGGATGCGGCGTCCGTCGCTGGCCACGGCCACATCTTGGCGGCCCATCTGCTCCGGTGCGATCTCACCTCCGGCCACCACCGGCGCGCCGTTGGCAAAGTCGCGCGAGAAGCCCATCCGCCCATAGTCGGGCTGGGTGGCAATGCTCTGCATCTGCGCAATGCTCGACGGCGTGGCGCGGTTGCGGTTTTGCAGGATGGGTGTCTTACCCTCATTCGTGAGGGAGACATCGGGCTTGGTACCCTCATCAGTGATGGCACCATCCACCGGCGCATCAGGCGTTACCGGAGCCGCTTCGGTAGTAGCTTGCGGTGCTTCGGTAGTAGCGGGCACCAAGTCATCGAACGTCAGCCCAGCGGCTTGTACGTCGCCACTTCCTCCCGCGTCGGGTAGTACAGCGGCCGGGGTTGCATCGCTTCCTGCTGGCGCCGGCGCTTCAACTGGCGCGGTTTGGGCCGGGGCTTGGGTTCGGGCTGCTGGTGTTGCGTTTTGGACATTCTGGGCGCGCTCGATGGCCTGCAAAATCCGGTTCGTCGCCTCGGCATCGAGTGCCGCCACCGGCTGCGCTGGGGCTTGGCTGGGTGTGGTTTGCCCGAGAGCCTGCCGCGCCGCTTCTTGGTAGTCGGTCAGGTTTATGGCTGGCTGCTCGGGCTGGCCGCGCTGGGCTGCTTGGGTGGCCACATTCACGCCGCCGCCCATCAGCGCGCCAAGCAGCCCTGCCACGGCCACCTCTTTTACTGCCGCCGTGCCGCTTGGCGCATCCCCTGACCCGGCCGCGCGGCCCGTCACTTGCCCAACCGTCTCGATCGCCTCTTGACCGCCCTCCATCAAGCCCGCTGCACCCACTTGCCCGACGCGGCCCGCCGCTGATCTGCTGCCAGTGCCGGTAATCGCTCGCGTGACGGCACCCTCAGCGCCGCCTCGCGTCAGAGCGCCTGCCACCACGGTAAACGGCACCGTGATAGCCGCACCAAGGTATGCGTCCTCCATCGGCACGCCCTGACCCACCAGTTCGGCGAACGTCGATGCCGCGTTTTGGGCCGTAATCGTGCCGACGCCTGCCACAGTTTGCGCGCGCGCCACCCGTGCGGCGATTTCGGCCTTGCTCATGCCCTGCACCGCTTTGCCAGCCGTGGCTAGCCGTGCCCCCGCCACGCCAGCGCCGACCGGCAAAAACATGCTTCCGATGGTAGGCAGCACCATGTTGCCAATCGCGCCCGGGTTCTGGCTGATTGCTTGCAAGACGCCGACCTCATCGTCGGCCATGTCGGCCATGAAATTCTCGCGCATGGCCTCGGCGCGCTCGGAGCCGACTACCTCCCGGATCGCCTGCATGCCGCGCTCCATCCGCCCAGACAGGCCCGCGCCCAGCCTGTCGCCTGTGGCCAGTCTGCCAATTTCGGCCACGCCTTTGATGGCGGTTGGCCCGATTTGCAGCGCGCCAGCGGCAAGGTCGCGCGCCGCCGTGCCGAGAGTGCGCTCGGGCACGGCGCGGCGAGTGCGGGGTTGTGACGGGTCGCCGTTCGGTATCAGGTCGTCGAACCTGATGTCGGTGTTTTGCGGTATCAGGTCGTCGAATTCGATGGTCATTTACAGCCCCGTTGGGTCTATCCCGTTTTGCCGCAGGCGCTGAATCACCTGCTCGCGTGGCGCGCCTCTGGCAATCGCCTGGCGCGCACTTTCTAGCGCAGTTGCCGGGCTTGCGGCGGCTGCGGGCCGTCCTTGCGCCTCCCACTGCGCAAACGCAGTGGCTGTGGGTCGCCGGCCGTTGGCGCTCGTCCATGCGTAAAAGCGGGCCAGTGCGGCCTGGTCGATTTGCGTTTGCATCTCACCCGTGGTCCGGTTGCGCACCGGCCGCCCCTTGTCGTCCAGGGCGGGCACCTGCAGCGTGCGCAAGATGGTCGAGGAAAGCGCGCCCTCAGACGCCTCTGCGCCCGTGCCCGGCCTAGCACCATGCGTGTTCAGGTGCGCCAGTTCGGCCAGCGTCATTTGGCGCTCGGCACTCGACCGCCCGGCCGCCGCGTTGGATGCGTTTGCCGCGCCGCGGTCGCGCGCCACCTGCGCCCCTGATTCTTGGGTAAAAAGGCTGCGCAGCGCTTCATCCCACACCGTGCCCTCGCCGGTTGCCTGGTTGATCGCGCCGCCCGTATTCCCGACGGCGCTGAACGGCATGTAGGTCTCGCCCGGTCGCGTCAGCGTGTTCAGCCGGTTCATCTTGTCCAGGTCGCCCACATTGGCCAGCGCCTGATCGCGCAGACCTTGGGTTTGGATCGCCGTGCCAGCATTGGCAAACCGCTCCATGTTGGTGTCGCCGGTCATTTGGAACAGTCGAACGGCGTCCTGCATGTAGCGCGACAGAGCCGGATCAATCGGTGCCTGCCGCGCAGCGTTGGTCAGGCCCAGCCCGGTCGCCTCTTCGCCGATCTTGAGCGCGTCGGCCCCAGCCCGGTTGCCGCTCATGTTGCGGTAGTAGATATCGGCCAAGCTCTGCTCCTGCTCTTGCTGGGCGCGCTGGCGCACTGCCTCGCCCTGAAGCAGCGCCCCAAGCGCCCCCGCAATGCCCCGGCCGGCACCAGCCCATGCCTGGGTCGGGTCGCGCGTCAGTGTCGTCATCATCGGAAAGCCCTCGCAAACTGGTTAAACCCATCGCGCGCCGCGCCGCCCAGGTTCCAAAGCCCGCCCGTGCCCATGCCCGCCTCCTGCGCCGCCAGCATGGCCGCCTGCTGCCCGCTGGCGCCGTACTTCAGGCCCGCCCCCAGAGATGTCAGGTTGTTGCCGCCAGCGGAAAGCCCCGCCGTGCCCGCGCCCTGCAGCAGTGAGCCAAGGAACATTTGCCCGGGGTCAACCCGGCCAGCGGCATCGATGGCAATCCGGTCGGCTCCGGCCTGCCCGCGCGAAAAATTGCCCAGCCGGTCCACATCCATGCCGGCATCCATCATGCGGATGCCCTCGTTCATGCGCAGACGGCCCGCGCTGCTGGTCTTGCCCAGCAGGCGCGCCAGCTGCTCGGCCTGCCGCATGGTGTTCAGATCGCTGGTAGCTCGAGCGGTCAGGTAGTCGTCCGACACGTTGCCCTGCGTTTCCTGCTGGCCGCTGCGGATCGCCTGGCTCTCGCTCACCGGCGCAATCAGTTCCTGCGTGATCTGATCCGCAATCTGCGTCTGCTCCGCCTGCCGCTTCGGTGTCTCGTAAGTGGCGGCCGTGTCCAGCGCCCTGCGCTCGGCCTGCATCTGCAACCGGCGCTGGCTCTCCAGGCTGCGCTGCGTTGCTGATTCCATGCGCTGCTGCGCATCGCGCGCCGCCCGGTTCTGGATGGCCGCGCCTGCAATTGTGGCAATGAGCGCCGGGATCAATGGGATCATGATTTGCTCCTTACCGGGTAACGGTGCCGCTGTTGCCGGCGCGCGGGTTCGATACGCCAAACCACTGCTGCTGATTCGTCCCGCTGCCAGCCGCAGCGCGCCCGGTGTTCATCTGGTTCATCAGGTAGGCTTGCGCCATGTCGTTGAACAACCCGCCCACCGTGGCCCCTGCGCGCGCGCTGGAGGCGTTTGCGCTGTTGACGCGCAGCGCGTTGAGCGACTGCGATGCGGCGGTGCCCGTGTCGATGCCCGACTGCGCCAGACCGATCAAGTTGGCGCGCGCCTGCTCGTCTGCTGTGCGCAGATCGGCCGCCGCCTGATCGGCCACGCCGCCTGCGCGCATCAGGCCCTCATTGGTGCGCCGGTTGATGTCGGCCAGGCTATCGACCTGCACCGATCCGCCCATCAACCCGGTGCGCGCCAAGCCAAAACGGTTGAAGCGCTCGGCCTCCGTGGCCTGCCGGTCAACGTCTTGCCGGTTGAGGTCAAACACCGCGTTGCGTTGATCGGCATACAGCGACTCGCGCCCGCCGCCGTTGAACGTCTGGTTGATCGCATCCGTCGCTGCGCGGATGCGCGCTTGACGGTCATCCTCTTGCTGCCGGGCTGCACCCGCGCCTCCATCACCGCCGCCGCCACCGCCCATATCAAACTCCTTCCATTACAAACGTGGCCCCGCACCGGCGGAAGCCCAATTTTTCGTACAACGCATCGGCCACCTCGCAGCCCGAGATCACACCCGGCCTGATCTGCTTGGCACCCGCCAGCCGCGCCCATTTCACAAAAGTCTTGATCAGCCGCGCCGCCAGCATGCCGCCGCGATGGTCTGGGTGAATGAACAGCGCCAGATCGTTGGCCACCATGTCGTTGCCAAACCAGCTTTGCGTCACCATGCCCGCCATGCCGCCGATCACATCTCCGTTTGTACCCTCAGCCACCACCACGAACTGACTTTTGTCCATCAAGCCGCCCAATGTTTCTTTCACGCGCTCGAGGTCGTAGTCCATGGGCGCAAAGGTCGATTCCTGGTGCATGGCCCGGCCCAGCACGCAAATGGCAGGCAGGTCTGCCACAGTGGCCATGCGCAGCCTCATGATCCACCCCGCCCCAAGTCGTGAAAGTGCAAGGTGATGGCGTCCACTCTGAAGGGCTTGTTGTCGAAATTGCGCAGCCGGACAGAAAACTCTGTACCGGTGCATTCAACCGGAATCGTCCCGCCGGGCCGGGTGTTGCCCTTGACCCTGATCTCTGGGGTAAAGGCATCGGGGTCGCGCACATCAAACCCGATCGACATGCGGCATGCGCCCTCCAGCACCACATCCGCCCCCACCAGTTGCTTGAGGTTGCCCGGTCTTTTGAAGTCCATGTAGGGCAACTGGATCAGCACCTCGTACTGAGTGCCGTCGTCCGTGCTGGCCTGCTCGTCGAGCCGGTACACCGCATCGCCGCTGCGGATGTAGAGCTCTTGCCCAAGCTCGGCAAAGGCGTCCACTGGCACGCTCAAGAAATACTGGCTCCATGCCGCAATCCGCGCCGTGCGGCTGATCGAGTACACGAACAGCCGGTTGCCGATTGCGCACACGTACTGGCCCGTGCCGTAAAAGTAGAAGCTCCTTGGGGCGACACCCGGCACACGCAGTTCGGGCCGCACCAGCGCGTCGATTGGCGAGCCCACATCCACATCGGCCAGGCTGTTGGTATGCCGCAGCGTGGTGATCGACCGAAACCCGTAGTCGCTCAGAAAATACAGGTCGCCGCCCACGCTCACCACCGAGCGCGGGAAGCTCGTCCCCACGTTCTCCACAATGTCCTCCAGGCGCATGGCAGTAGGGTTTGGGTCGGCCACCCACACTTGCGCACCATCCCGCGACAGCACAACCAGATTGCCCTGGTACACGCCCAAAGCATTGGCGGCCCGGTCGCCTTGGCTGTTTAGCCCGGTAGGCAAAAATCCGGCGTCGTTGGCCGCCGTCCAGTCGCGCGGGTTACCCGTTTTGGAGTAGCGCACCACATCCGCGTTGCCCGCGCCCACTGCGAAGATTTTGCTGGCAATCTTCAGGCAGGCCCGCGTGTCGGGGCAGTTGGCGTCAGCAACGTGCGTGGCTGGGCTGCCGTCGAGATAGTGGTGCTCCACTTGCCCGCTCGCGTACTGCACGGCGCAGTAAATGAAGGCATTGAACACATCGGCAAAGGGCACGTCGGCCACCGCCTGCGCGCCGCCAGAGAATTGCACCCTGTTGGCCTGAAACAGCGGGTTGGCGTGCGTGATCGTGCCGCTGCCGTAAAACGTGTGCAGCCGGCCAAAAGCCGCAAACAAGCCCCTGGTGCCGGGCTCCAAATCCGCCACCTTGGTCAGGCCGGGGCGTTTTTGCGCCGCCAATCCCGTCGTTACGTAGGCATTGCGCATCTCCAGCAGCCGGTTTGCATCCGACACGCTGGAGCCCTTGCGCAAATCAATGCCTAAGTCGTAGCGGTCAAAAGTGATCTGTGACACCGATCAGCTCCTGAGCGTGTAGCCACCATTGGCCGTGCGTGCTACTTGCGCATCAGAACGGGTTGTGCTGGTGTCCATGAAATAGCGTCGGTTTTCTTTTTGCCTGAATTTTTCACGGCCCAGCATGTTCTGGAAAGCCGTTGCCGCCGCCTGCGCATCCGGGTGGCGGTAGTGCGCCTTGGCGTTGGCCAGCGCGTACAGGAACACCAGGCGGTCGGGCACACTGGTGCGGTCACTCGCGCGGTCGAATCGCCCACGGTCGGCCGTGTACTCCACGATCATGTCGTAGGGCGCGTCAGGGATCGGGTACAGCTCGATCTGCCCGTTCAGGTGGTCGTACTTGGTCGGCTGGCCGGTCAGCGACGAAAAGCTGCGGTCGAGCTCGGTAATGCCTTGCGACAGCCGCTCCCTGATTTGATCGCCCACCTTCACCCAGACAGACAGCACGCGGCCCGGACTGATGGGTTCATCTTCCACGTCGTTGTGCCAGTCGTACAGAAACGACCCGGCCTCCATCTTGATGGTGGCTTTCTTGCGCATGGCGGGCGGCTCCAAGTCGCCAAACACGTACTCATGGGCCTCCTGCAAAAAACTCTTGATCGTCGCGTCGTTGCTTTTCGAGGCGCTGCCCTGCGCGACAAATCCAAGCCGCGCGCGCAGCTCGGTCATCAGTTCGCCCAACGTCCTATTGCGTTCTGTCAGTCCGTTCATTTTGGCCTCACGATGTGGTCAGAACGATGCGCAGTTGCCCGTCCACCAGTTGCAGCTGTGCGTTGATGCTGGATCGCCCGATCAAGCTGGCGCTTTTGAGTGCCGTGTCGATGCTGGTCACCGCCCCATTGATGCCGTTGATGCCTGCTGGCCCCTGCGCGCCGGGTGGCCCTTGGATTCCTTGCAGGCCCTGCAATCCCTGCGGCCCCGCCGGGCCTGCCGGGCCTGCTGGGCCGGTTGCGCCCGTGCCGAACGGCGCGCCCGCCGACCAGTCGCCTGCGGTGTTCGACAACTTGAAGAACAACTGGCCGGTGTCAATTGCCAGCATGCTGAAACCCTTGGGCTGGCCGTTGTACAGGCCGCGATTGGCAAACGTGTCGCGCGCGTCTGCGTCAAACGAGGCCCCGGTGTCGCCCTTCACGCCTTGCGGGCCAGCCGGACCTGCTGGCCCCGCCGGTCCTGCTGGGCCAGCGATGCCCTGCGGCCCGGTCAACTCAGCTACCAGCTGCGGGGCAAGGCTGGCGAGGGTGACGATTGCATTGCGCAGCGTGCCGTCATCATTTTGCAGCAGGGCTGCATTGGCGCGCAGCTCGTTGATGGACAGCGCTGCCCTGTCCAGCTCAGCATTCAGGGCCGCGTGATCGGTGCGATCTGGGTTGTTTTCCAAGAAATTCTTGGCTCGGTTGTAGGCCGTGGCTTGAGGCATGTTAGCTCTCCAAAATATGCGGCTTTAGGCCAGCCACCAGAAAATCAGCGACGCCTCTGTGGTGCCGCCGTGGCCAGCGCAGACCAAGATTTTCATAGCGCCCACCAGAAAAGGAAGATCGGCCAGAGCAGGAAAAAGAGTGGGTTCATAGCAGTCCCACTTCTTTTGCGACATACGTCCCAAGAGCTACGACCAAGGCAATAATGAAACGCTCAACCCAAACAGACGTTTGCGAAAATGCTGGCAACCTTGCTTCGGCAGTTTGCAAGCGCACATCAAGCCGCTCAATTGCCTGAAACGCACGATCTAGGCCGATGCTGATATTGGTCTGCCGCTCCTCAACTCGCGCCAGCAGTGTGAATGAATCACTGAGCTTGATCAGTATCGCCCGCTGCGCATCAAGATCAGAGCGCAGTGCGTCGAGCTTGGTGCCAAGTATTTCGATGTTCATTGCATTCCCTTTAGTTGCTTGACCCACTTGTAGCAGGTGTTGGCGTATTCTGCTGCTCTGTCGGCGTCGTAGGCGAATTCAAGAAGAAACTGCGAAGCCTCGTCTGAAAGTCTGCCGACGGTGGCGGTAGCAGCAGGATCGACGGCGCTGTCGGAACCGGTGGGCACGGGGCAGGTGGAAGCTGCTGCGAAGGGGTCGCGCAGCCCGCCAAGATCACGAGCGAGACGCCTGTTATCAGCGCGCACCGCAGCCAGTTGCCTAGTTGCTTTTTCATGTTGCACCTCTAGTTGTGTTGCCAGTTGCGCATGAGCGCGCTCTACTTCGACTGCGCGCTGGGTTGCGGTTGCGTACTGCTCTGCGGCGGCGGCGCGGATGGATTGGATTTCGGCGTCATGGCTGGCGCTCAGGAAGGTTGCAGTACCCCAAGCCGCCAGCGCCCCAGCGGCCAAGGCCGAGCCGAGCGCGATGCCAAGGCGTCCGGTGAGAAGCGGCCAAAGCATGTCAGTCGTCCTTTTGCGAAAAGACTACGCCTTGCGTGGTAATCACGCGCAGAATCGCGTTGATGACAGGCAGGCCCACGGCCACGGCGGTGAACACGTTGACCGGCAGAAACGGCTGGAGCAGGCCAGAAACCAGCTCAAACGCCGCCAGCGCGGCCACGGCGGCGTTCACGATCAACGTGCGGGATTTGTACCAGGGTTTCATTCCTCGAACTCCAAAATTTCCTTGGCCCAAGCCACATCAGCCAGGTACGAATCCCGGCAATGATCGTCCTGCCAGAAAAACACCGCATTGGCGACGCGATAAACCAGCCGCCAGCCTCGCCGGTTGCGACTGAGATAGGCGCGAGCGCTCACGGTTACATCGTGATGCCCGCCGAGCAGGATGCAGTTCACGCCCTGACTGAGCCATGCAGCGATGCGGCGCAGTTGAGTTTTCATAGTGTTGCCGCCAATGCGAACAGATCGTCGATCTGGGTTTGAGTGAGATTCAGCGCAGCCGTCAGCCCGGCGACCAGCGGCGAGTCGCGCTCAACAGTCTGCGCATACTCCCACTCGATGCGCGCAGCCTCACCAGCAACACCCGGCATGGCTGCAATTGCTGCGTTTACCGCCGCCAGCAACCCGGCAGAAAGCAGAGCCAGCCGCGCTTGGCGCATGGTGACGGATTGAGGGGTTTGCGGCTGCGGGGGCAGTGCCGTTTCAACAACCCACGAGCCGTCACGGAAAAACGCGCTTTGTGTTGCTCGATCATGGGCTGGCGGCGGCAGCAGTGTGACACCCATCCAGTCTGCGGGCGTGGCTGTTGCGATATGCTCGCCGGTGCGGGGGCTGTAATAAAATTCAGTCATGCTCGACTCCTAGGTGTTGAATCAGGTGGTGGGTGTCTGCCCACTGCGCGTGGCCGCGCCATGCAGCAAGGAACTTGAGTCGGCCCTCGGCGTCCCCGCGGGCATCGAAATTCCGCAGTTTGCGCTTGGCTCGAATAACACTGGATTTGCGGAGCAGCTTGTGTGTGGGCCAAATTCGATAGCCGCAAAAGTTTACCCCGGCAGTCCATGGCAGTACACTCCAGCGCGAAAAGCGCAAGCCCATGTTCTGGAGGGTGAACGATGCCGCTTGCGTTTGCAGTAGCGCCATTGCTTCTCGGCTGTAACCAACCACCACAACGTCGTCCATGTACCGGGCAAACTGCTTTACGCCCACTGTGTGTACGAGCCATCGGTCATAGATGTGCCCGTAGATATTGGCCGCAAGCTGACTGGTAAGGCTACCAATAGGCAGGCCGCAACCATCGGGCGGGATAAATCGCCGCAAAAGCTCCAGCGTCCTGCTGCAACTGATTTTGCGAGCGAATTCTTGGCGCAGCACACTCCTGCGGACTGACGCGAAGTAGCGTGAAAAGTCGGTCTTTAGTACCCATGGGTCCCCTCCGCCAGCAATGATTCGGCGCAACATCGACTGCACCGATGCGGCTGCTGCGTGCGTTCCGCGATCAATGCGGCAGGCATAGCTTTGCGGCAAGAATGCGCGCTCAAACAGCGGCTCAACTATATTGCAAAAGGCGTGTTGCGCCACGCGATCAACGAAAGGCAGGGCGCTGATTTCCCTTGGCTTTGGCTCGTACACCATAAACGTATGCGGTTCGCCGGACCGATAGGTTCCAGCCACTAGGCTCCGGCGCAACCAAGACAGGTTTGCGGCTTCGTCCTGCTTAAACAGCAGGTAGCCCATAGTCAGGCGCTTGCCCAGCGATGCCTTGCGGTACGCTTCCCAAAGGTTGTCCGGGTCGGTAATTTGATCAAACAAGTTTTTGTATTTTTTGCCCATCGCGGACTCCTTATAAGTCGGCGCGGGTTTCGGGCAAAGCCCTACTCCCCGTTCTCCGAACCGCTTAGTGTGTTTGCCGAAGCAGGCCAAGAGGGGCTGACCATATCTAAAAAGGTCGCTTGGTGTTGCCGTAGCGGCACCAAGTACAGGAGCCTTGACTTTTATCGTCACCGGCAGCGCGCAACGCAATGTTCCAGTTCGAGTTCCACGCGACGTTGTTCGAGTTGGACGCCCGAGAGCCGGAATGCGCAGCATTGTTGCGATCGCCACTTTAGCCCCCTCCTTGCCTCTTTTGCGCAGACTTTGCCCAAGCCCCAAGCATGGCGCCCGTCTCTGCGAGATGCACGCTGGCAATCTCGTATTGGCGACGTGACACCAGCTTGCGTTCAGGCGCTGCCATGAAGCGCAAAAGCTCTTTGAGGTACGCCAGCCCGGCGTCTGCCTCGTATACCCGCGAGACTTGATTGCTTTTTCCGGCAGCATGAAATAAACGATACTGCTCAAAAATAGCTGCGATCATTGTGTCTCGCAACACTCTATGTTGGCGACTGGTATTCGTCAACATAGGGTAAATGTAGTTGACAAAACCGTCGAGGCGCACCACTACCGCCATCGCTGCACGCGGCTCAGTCTTTGCTGCGGTTTGGTCTGTTTGTTCCATCATCTGCTTCAGAGGCTGCTTTCGCAGCCTCAAACATGCTTCAGGTGGTCACCGGCAGCGCGCAACGCAATGTGCCAGTTCGAGTCCCACGCGACGTTGCTCGAGGCGGACGCCCGAGAGCCGGAATGCGCAGCACTGCTGCGACCGCCACCCAGCAGTGTAACGAACAGGTTGTTGTGGGCATCCCCCCGGTGGGGGCCTGCAATCCAGCCGACAGCGCCTGTTGAGCTATTGCCTCGCGCCCATATCCATTGGTGCCCAGTTGCCTGCTCGATGCCGAGCCTGCTGGTGTAGCCTGATTGCCTCAGTGTGCTGGGTATGGTAGCTGCCGCGCCGCCCAGCGACTGAAATTCCGTCACGCCAAACGCAGCACTGCGAAACTCGTGCGGGTCTGGCATACGCAAATTGAAGCTAGAAGCGATTTCTTCCGCCTCATATTGCGACATTCGCCCGTATGCCAGTGTGCCGTTGCCGCCGTATGCAAGCGGAATACGCGGCAATACCGTGCCGCTGGCAACATCAGTGTTAAACCGGCTGATGCCGTTGACAATGTGGTTTGCGCCACAGAAATAAATCGCGTGCCAAGATTCGGTTTGCGGGTCTAGCACCATGCCGCGCTGCTGGCCTTTGCAGCGCCAAGCCAAATCCCACAAACTGAACTCGTTGATGCCTGCAATTCGATCCACCGCGGCTTGCGTCCAGATCATGCTGCCGCCCTGGTTGGTGAACCCGGTAGTGGCAAATCCGCCCCCGGCAACCGTAGTGCCGGGTGCAACCAGGCCATAATGGAAGCCACCGATTTTGCGCGAGCCGCCAACCGGCGGTGCAGCCGGACTACTGAATGGGTCGGCATTGCAGGCCAGCGCCCCATCAGGCGTACACCAAATAGCGTAGTCCTCGCCAGCAACCAGTGCAGGCATTGGTACTGCGGTTTGCACCTCGAAGCGGTGCCAACGCCCCGCGATTTCGACTCGCGTTTCGGCGCGGATACTCACCGTTGTTGCGCCGGTTTTGATAAATGCACTGCGGTTTTGGTCTGCTTTGGCAAAGCCGCTCAGCGATGCGGGGAGTATGGGGAATTCGAGGAGTGTCTTGACGCCTCCGATTGACTGGTCGCCAGTAACCTGCACCAAGTTTGCAGCATCTACACTGAGCGCACTGGCAGCGGCTTCGGCTGCACTGGTGGCCGCCGCTCCTTGTGATGCCAGCGCAGCAGCCGCACTTGTGGCCGCAGCTGATTGCGAGGTCGTTGCAGCAGCCGCCGACGTCGCTGCGCTGCTCGCGCTGGTGGCCGCTGCGGCCTGCGAGGTGGCTGCGGAGCCAGCGGAATCCCCTGCGTTCGTGGCGCTTGTGGCAGCCGCAGTTTGTGAGGCCAGCGCCGCCGAGGCCGAGGCTTCCGCACTGCTCGCGCTGGCGGCTGCTGCCCCCTGCGAGGCCGTGGCGCTGGCTGCTGATCCTGTCGCACTGGCTGCGCTAGATGACGCCGCCGACGCTGACACTGACGCCGATTGCGCGTTCAGCAGCGCCGCTGCTGCGTGCTGCTGCACCGTGCTGATGGTCTGCGCTGCATCGGTCGCCGCCTGCTGGGCCGACAAAGCCGACGTCAAAGCCGACTGCGCAGACCCGCTGGCGGCCTGGGTCGCCGCGTTCACCGAAGCTTGCACAGCGTCGAATGCGCCGGCCGCAAGTTGCTCGGCACCCACGCTGCCGTTGGCCAGTGTGCCGTCGTCTTTTTGGATCAGGGCGAGGTTGGCCCGGATTTGGTTTACAGAAAGCGCCGCCGCATCCAACTCGGCATTGATGCCCCCGTGGTTGGTGTCGTCGCCATCGCGCTCGGTGAAATCGACGGTGCGCTGGTATGCGGTCGGCTGCGGCATCTTGGTGCCCCTTTATTTGGCGGCTGCCGCTCGGGCCTTGGGTGCGCTTTCCGCCTGGTGCGAGGACGCGGCCTTTTCAACCAGCTCGCGCAAGCGCTCGCCGCCGTCGTCGCCGTACACCTTGATCACCTTGCCCGGCCCGTACTTGGCGCTCAGGCGCTCGGCCTCTTGGTCTGGTGCCACCTCGATGCGGCCCACCACGGTGTCGCCGGTGACGTTTTCCTTGCCGAACATCTGCCGCAGCATCGTCAACTCGTAGGGCGGCACGGCCACGGTGGTAATGGTGTTGGCATCGCGCCGCACCATGACCTCGATCATCGGAACTTCGATTTTGTCGCTCATTGAAATCTCCAAAGGGAAGGGAATGACCCGGCACCGGGCCGGGCCTGGTCGTTAGGCGATGGCCAGCACAGCGTGCGCGTTGGCGCGGCTGATCGACAGCGCGCAGCGCAGGTTCACCATCGCGTACATGGCCAGCGTGTCGTGCGGGCGCACCGGTGTCACGATGTCCATGTCGTCGTCGCGGTACTTCATGAACTTGGTGTTGATGAAGTAGCAGCGCCGGTTCCACGAAACCAGCGGGCTTTCGAGCGTCTGCATTTCTTCGAACTGGGGGTCCCAGATGATTTCCACGCCCTTGAAGTGCAGGCCTGTGCTCACGCCGCTGCCCACCCCTGCATCGAGGTTTTTGACGCTGCCCGCGCTGGCGTTTTGCGTCACGGTGATCTCGCGCCGGTATGCGTCGATGAAGTCGCCGCCGGCAAGGATGAAGTCCGGGGAGCCGCCGTTGTGGATGCAGCGCCGCCAGGCCAGTTCCATGCGCTGCGCCAGCGTGCCCACCGTGGCCGTCGAGATGCCGGTTTCTGCGTGGTTGCGCCAGTAAGTCGCTGTAGCACGATCAAGGCCGCCCACCGTGCCAGTGGTAGGCGCGACAGAGACCAGCGTGTCCAGGCCGACGATTGAATCGGGGTCGGCGGTGCCGTTGCGGTGCAGTTCGAGGTCGAGGCGCTGCATGAAACCTTCGCGCAGGGATTCCATTTGCTCATCGAGCAGGTTCAGCAGTTGCACCTTCTCGTTTTGCTCCAGCTTAAAGGCCCCGCGCTCACCCTCGCGCACCTTGATGCCGTTGCCGAAAAGGCGGTCGTAGTCGAGGTAGAGGCCATCAACGGCGCGCCGCCACGGGAAAGCGGCCTGCTCGGTGGTGTTGCGCTTGTTGAACACCACGGGGTCTTCACCGTAGGCCCAATTGAAGTTGGAGCCGTAGGCGCGGCGGATGTTTTCGACGATGTTTTGCCGGGCGCCCAAGAACGTCTTGCGGCCGGCCATCAGTTTTTTGAGAAGTGGGCGCTCCGTGGCGATCTGGTCCACGGGCATGTTGCGCAGAAACTCATCTAGTGAGATTTTGGTGAGTTCAGCGAGGTCTGGTGCTGAAATAGGCATTTGTCGCTCCGAAATGAAAGGGTTTGTGCTTGACCTTTCACACCGTGACGGCACGCAAGCCCGTCAATTCAGCACATCTCGGCTCCCGGCGCGACTCGGGTACGGCTTGGCCTGATGCGCTCTGCGCTGGTGGACGCGACCCCACCGATGCGGCGACAAATTCGGCGTGTTCTGCATCGTCATGCCGGCTGATCCGTTGCGGGTGGCGATCCCCGCTTACGCTCATCACGGACCAGCCAGCACAGCGATGCAGCACTGGCAAATGGATTATTGCAGGGTGTCAACCCCTCAACGGATTTTTGTTAGGTGCGCGATGCAGCAGAGTTGACGGCCACAGCGGTTTGCAGCGTGGCGCCGTTGATCAGCTGCGTGCGGTAGTAGCGCGCCACCACGGGCACGCTCAGGGACTGGGGCACGTTGGCGGCCAGTGTGGCTACGGCTGCATCCACCCAGGCGATGCCGTCGTTCGACATCTGAATCTTGGCTCCGTTGGTTGCGCTGGCGTGCGATGCAAAGAACGTCGCGCTGAACGAACGGAACTCTGCATTGCTGGCGCCCATGTCTCGGGCTGCCCCGGTGAACGTGGCGCTGGCGGCCAGTGGCGTACTGGTGTCGGCGTAGTAGGGCTGGCTGATTTGAAGTTGTGCTGCTTGTGACATTGCTTTCTCCGGGGATTGAATTAAAGGCCCATGCTTTCCATGCGTTGCGCGATTCGGTCAATGGCCGATGCGCCGTTTGCGGCGGGCGCACCCAAGGTAGAAGGGCGCGAGCGAATCGGCTGCTGCTGTGCGCTGGCTTGGCGCGGGATGTGGATGCCGTCGTACATCAGCCGCACGGTATCCGCCCACTGGTGCGGCTGGTATGTGCTCACAAATCGCTGTAAGTTTTCCGGGTTTTTGAAGTGCTCCGTGATCACCTTGATTCGCGCCGGGTGGTCCACCTCGTTGGCCCGCGTCTGCAGGTAGGCGTCCATCGACTGCGTGGCCTGCTGCACCTGCTGCTGGTACTCGTGCTGCTGCTGCACCGTCTGCTGCTGCGCCTGCTGGTGCTGCTGCGCCTCTTGCTGCTGCTTGCGGAACTTGGCCAGTTCAACGGCCTTCTGGCGCGTGATTTCCATGCCGTCCACGGCCTGTTTGAGGTCGTCGTGGCCCTGCAGCAAATCCACGCCGGGCGCTTCCACGCCCAGCTTCTGGTACAGCTCGGCCCGCTGGCCCTCGATCATTTCCAGCGCCATGCGGATGTTTTTCTCGTCGCCGCTGCTCACCAGGCGGCCAAACTCCAACGTCTGGGCAAACTGCTGCGGGCTCATGCCGGTTGAGCGCACCATTTCGCGGAAGCTCCCGATCTCCTGCTCCAACTGCTTTTTCTCAGCAAACGCCTGCTTGATGCGCTCACGGCCGCGCTCGGACTTCACGCCGTCCAGCAGTTCGGCCACTTCTTGCTCGGGCGCTTTGGGTTGGTCAGTGGCTTTGACTGGCTCGACCTTGTTGACTGGCTCGGCGGCTGGCTTGGCACTTGTATTTGGATCATCCGTCAGCGCGTCGAGCATGGCCTCCATTTTCGACTTGCCGCGCGCGGGCTGCTCGGCAACTGATTCGGTCGGCTGCGCTTCGGGTTGCGCTTGCGCGTCAGCGGGCGATTCGATCGGCAGTTCTTGCGCCTGGCTGTCTGGCGCTGTGCCCATGGCCTCTATCGCGGCCGCCGTGGCACCGCCGCCACCAAGGTCGCCGCCCTCACCATCGGCCGGCTTCATCAGGCGTTGCATCCATTGCTGCTTCCATTTTTTCATCGCGTGGTTCCTTTGCTGGGTTGAAAATCGGTCACATGGGCGGCGCGTCAGGCGGCATCACGGGCTGCTGCTGCGGCTTTGGGATGAACTGCTCCGCCTCCAGTCGCTCATCGAAGCGCCGCACGGTCTCGCGCAGCAGGTGCGCCAGCGGCTCCGTGTCTTGCCCGGCGGCTTGCAGTTGGACGATTTGCGTGATCAGGCCCTGCACGATCGGCAGCACCTGTGACCACGCTTCCTGCTGCTGCATCTTGTCTGGCGCGCCAGTGGTGCCCGCCCTGATCTTCATCTCGATCATGTCGAACACCTGCTCGCGCGCAAGCTCCGGCCAGTCGTAAGGTTTTACTTCGACCTGCATCTGCTGTCCGCCTACGTCGATTACCTGCACCTCTGGCGGCCCCATGATGCGCTCAACCTGCGCGGGCGTCAGCTCCTGCAGCAGCACCTCGGCAGCGTAGCGGCTGATTTCTTGCAGCCAGTCTTCCACCTGGTCTTGGAACTCGCTCACCCGGCCGCTTAGGTTTTGCTGCAGGATGTTAGCCTCGGTCGCGGTCTTGGCCTTCACCACGGTCGAGCGGGCCGCGTCTTGCAGCCCCGTCACCTGCTCCCAGTCGTAGCGCACTGCGCTGGTGTCGTACACCGCGGCGTCGATGGGCGGATGCTGGCGCGGGATGATCACCTGATTGAGCGGTCGGCCCTCGGTGTCGATGATCGTGATTTCGCCAATGGCGCTGTCGCTGTAGCGCTTGATGCTCTTTTCGCTGATATCGCCCCCAGCAATCCAGCCCGGCAGGCACAAATCCCGGTGCTGGTTGAACCGCTCGCGCGCTTTGTTGTGCTCGTGCTGCAGCTTCTCGGTCAGGTCCACCAGCGACGGGGCCACAAACTGCCCGTCAACTACCTGAAACGGCAGCAGAAAAAACGGAAACCAGCGCTCACCCGCTTTGGGCGGACTGTAGGGTTCGCGCAGCCAGTGATCGCACCCATCGGCCATCGTGTACACGCGCTGGGTGGTCTTGTCCCAGATTTCCAGCACGGCAATCTGCCTGTCATCGTCTGCGCCCGCAGATGATGCGCTGGCAAATCGCCCGTCTTTTGCACCGCCTTGCTTGCCGTCGCTGTAGGCTTTGGCCTTGTCCAGCTTCACGCCATAGACGGCCTCGGCGTGGCTCTTCTTCATCGGCACGATCTGGCACAGCCAATCTGCGTCGCGGTAGTCCCAGAACTCGCACACGCCGGGCTCGATCAACAGGTTTTCCGTCAGCACCCGGTCGATCACCAAGCCTTCTGCTGCCGTGACTTCGACCTGCTCTTCCAGTGCGCCCACCATCTGCTCCAGCTCTGCGCGCTTGGCCTCCAGATCGCCGCGCTGCGCCGGGTCTTTGAGCTCGGCCAGCAGGCGCTCCAGTGCCACGATGTTGTCCTGCGTGTCGTTGATGCGGCTCTGGATGATCGGGTCGCGCTTGATGTCGCGCTGGTACATCACTTTGACGATCCCAAAGCTGGTCGTGAGTGCAGCCCGCACCGTGGCCTTGGCTTTACCCTTGAGGTCGGCGCGGTCGAGGTGCCGGTTGGTCACCGTCTCGATCGTCTTGCAAAACAGCTTCAGGTTGCCGGCTTTGTGCAGCGGTATCGCGCTGATTTCCGGGTTGCGAGCGTAGATCGCAGGCAGCAGCGCGGTGATGGTGCCCTGAATCAGGTTCGCCCGCGGCCTGTAGAACTCGGGGCTGCGCGGGTCGGCAGTCCAGTCGAACCCGGCGACCGTCTCGCGGTTGTGGCGCACGCGCTTATGGAATTTGTCCCAGTGCTTGCGAGCCTGCTCGATACGCCGCCCCCACTTCTGCGCCAATTGATCCGTCGCCGGTGTTTCGCGCGCTTCGGCGCTTGGCTTTTCGTCTGCTGTGAGCATTTCACACTTTCAAAATATATCCTGCTTCGGATTTTGTTGTCGGCTCATCCGGCTCATCGGACTTTTGTTCGGCGTCCGGGTTGCGGCGTCGGCGCATCACGCCATAGCGCAGGCAGTCGGCCGCGTGATCCTCCCCGTCGCTGTCGTATTTCTCGGGGTCGGTTTCGTCCGGGCCCAGCGCGGGCAGGGTTCGAATCAAGTGTCGGCACGTCCTGAAAATCTTGAGCTTGTCTTCAGCCAGCAGGCGCATGATTTCCTGCGCACCGTTTGCCACAGAACCTTTGCCGTTCCACGCCTCTTGCCACCGCACACCATGCGCGCGAAAAATGCCGCCGATGGTCTGCATGGTGCCCACGTTCGAGAAAATCGCCGGGTCGGCCAGATTCATGCGGTATTCGTAACCCAGCCGCTCGTCATGCTGCTCGACCGTTTTGATCTTGCGCGCAACCGCATCAGCAGGTTCTCTGCTGCCCTCGCCCGCCTTTTCGCCCGCGCCGTACAGTTCGCGCCAGACGTAAATGCATCCGTCCGGGTCCATCGCCAGCCACAACACGCAATACGGGGCCGCATAGCCCCAATCCATGGCCTTCCACACCTTCCAGCTTGCAGGTATTGGAAACGGCTCGATCACATGCCGCGCGGCGTTCCACACGCTGTCGAAAAAGCTGCCGACGTGAATGTCCCAGTCGCCGCTCAACCAGGCCTTGCGCCTGTTAGGGTCTTTGAGCGCCTGCAATGTTGCCAAATAGTCCGGGTCGTTGGCCAGCAGAATGCGGTTTTCCAGAATGCTGGAGAAAATCGCCACGCGCGGCTTTTCCCCATCGTCGCGGATCACCTGGCCAGACGGTACGCCACCCTCGCCTAGCCTGAATCTGTCCCGCACTGCGCCGTGGCCTTTGCCAAACGGGTTGCAGGTCGCCCGCACCATGCGCGGCATACCGGGATAACTGCTGCGGCAGGTCGAGTGCATGGCCTCATAGAAACTTAGGTCGCGCCAGTTCGTGAGTTCCTCGAATCCGATCCATGGATATTCGTGTCCATGGTAGTTCCAGTAGTCCCCCTCTGTTGCCCCGTACCGGAACATGAGCATTTCCCCGCCCGGCCACTCCCAGTAGTAGTCGGCTTTGTTGAATCGCGCCTCTGGAAATATCTGCGCAAACCACCTACGGCTCTTTGCCACCACGTCCGCCAGTTGCGGGTAGGTGAGTCGGAACAGCACACCGCGCCAGTGCTGGCCCCAGCCCTTGCCCACGTGCTGCGCAAAACTCATCAGCAGCGCATCCGTCTTGCCGCCGCCCCGCGTGCCGTGCATCAGCGCCTCGTAGATCGGGCACGTCAGGAATTGGAACTGCGCGCCAGGCAGTGGGGCCCAGCGTGTCGTCAAGTCACAGCTCCCGGCTTCTTCCAGTGCCGGCCACGGCCGCCTGGGCTGTTCATCTGCATGCACTTGAAGTCGTGCACCAGCACCGATGCAATCAGCATCCGGCGCTGCATCGAGTGAGTGCTGGGCATCTTTGCCAGCTCGTACAGCTCGGTGGCCTTGAATCTCTCCGGCAGCTGGTCGAACACCGCTGCGATCTGCTGGTACACCAGGCCACGATTCTTGGTGGTGGATGCCTCGACCTGTTTTTCGTTCCTCATGCCTACCCCCTTGCTCGGATGGCGGCGGCGCAAACGTCACCGTGGTAGCCCTTAAATTCCTCGCACAACTGCGCACACGCCTCGCGCTCGGCAGCCACAGCGGCCTCGATGGCCTCCATGCTGGCCTCAATCACTGCCGCATCGTGCTTCTGCAGGATCAAGCCGACCATCTTCAGGGCGTTGCCGCCCAGGGTTTTGCTGGCTTCGGCCAGGCGCTTGTCATAGTCGGCATCGCGCGTCATGCCCCGCCCTCCTGCTGCTTGGCCATCATCTTTTCCCAGTCGGCTTCGTCCAACACGCCCGGCACCATCAGCACGCCGGACTGCGCCGTTTCTGCCGCCGGCGGCCTAGCTTCCTCCCTCATCGTCTCGCGGTTGGCTGTCAGCAGCCCCACGGCGATCTGCGCGCTGTCGTTTGCCAGTTTCGTGAGCACCCCGACACCCTTGAGCGCTTCCAGCGAATGCAGCGGCTCGGCGTCGTCCACTTTGGCGACCTCGGAGTTAGCCAGGGCGTGCAGCCGGTGCGCGGTCTTGGCGCCCAGCTCGGCGGCGCTGGCCAGGCTGCTGCTGATCGAGCGCAGCTTATCGGCTAGGCTTATGGCTGCATACTGCTGCGCAACTGGCAGCTCGGCCAGCTCGGTCTGCGCTTTCGCAAGACTTTGCGCAACGTTTCGCACTTTTTGCGATACTTGCGTTACCCGCCTGGTGATCTGTGACGGGTGCACCCCGTGCTCTCTGGCCAGATCAGATGCTCCCTCGCCCGCAGCATGCCGGCGCTCAATCTCTCGCCACTGCTCCGGGCTCAGCTTGCTGGGCCTAGCCATTGCAGTGCACCTCTACGCGCACAAACCCACCGATGCCCTCGCCCTTGCGGATCGTCAGGCTCCAGTGCCTGTCATCCACACGCAGCACATCGGCCAAGCCATCCAGCCCGGCCTTCATCCTCGCAAGGGCGTTGTCCAGGTCGTACTCCCTTCGGTTGGGTGGCACGAACGTGAGCGTCAGGTGCAGCTTGTCGGCCTTCAGTGGGTGCGCGCCTTGGCTCGCAGCCGTCCAGGCGCAGGCCTCGCGGTACTGCTTTTTCAGCTTGGCGGTCTTGGCCCAGTGGTTTCTGGCGTTTGGGCTCAGGCCAGTGGGTGGCCATGGGAGGGTCAGGCATCCAGCTTTTGATCCGACAACCACTTTCCTGTGGACCTTGGAGGCCCACTGAAAATCTCCGGTCGCTTCGTCGTACTGAAGGGCGGCCTTAAGTTCTTGCTGCGTAATCATGGTGCTTCAATTCTTTGCGCCAGCTCAGGCTCTGGCGGACATTTGCTCAACAGGTGCGGCTGCAGCGTCACCAGGTCGTGGCGGCTGCCTCCATCCATCTGCACGGTCACGCGCAGGAAGTGATCGAACTTGCTTTCATGCCCTCGATGCTTAATGACGGTGCCAGTGCGGCCGGTGGGCGTCTTGACGCGGGCGCCTGGCGGGAAGTCTTCGACATCAACATCCCGCTTCATGCCCATCCCTCCACAATCATGTCAATCAACCGCTCTGCTTTTTCCTCGTCCAGGTGTGGCAGGATGTGGCGCAGAACGCCGTCGATCGCAGCGGAATAGAACTTGTCGAACTCGTCTTGCTCCATGGAGTCGTAGCTGATCGACCGTGGCACCGGCAGCAACTCCCCGGTTTCCGGGTGGATGACCGGATCGCAGTAGCCCGTCACCAACTTGATGGCTACCAGGGCTTTCTCCACCGTGTCGTAGGTTTCGCTGTTTTCGGCCACCAGTTGCAGCAAAGCGAAGAACTTGCGGTGATGCTTGCCGTGGCGTGGTCGCGCCCACTCCATGCGAATCCATGTACCCGGCTTCATGGTCTCCAGCCGGCGCCGAAACTTGGACCAAGCCTCATGGTCTGCAGGTGTTGCCCCGCGAAGTCCTTTGTCTGTTTTCAACAGCATCGCCTTCATGCCGGCACCTCATCAAACAGGTCCGGGGTCTGGGGGTGTTGCGGCTTCTCGATGCGCCGACGAATCACTGGAATCACCAACCCGCTCTTGCGCTGGGCCAGCGGCATCAGGCCGGCGCGCTGGGCGCACTTCGGCCCGACCGGGTGATTGCCGATCAACACGGCGGCCTGCTCCATCGGGCGGCCACACAGGGCGCAGTACAGCTTCATTGCGCCACCCCCAGCCCATCCATCACGGCTTCGATGAAGGCTTGCGCGACGGGCGCGCAGATCGCGTTGCTGTAGGCGCGCAGTCGCACCACTCGGGCGGCAGCCCCATCAACCAGCGGGGATGTGCCGGGTTCAACTGGCCGCCATTTTTCATCGCGGCAGCGCAGCCAGTCAGCATTTCGCCAGTGGCCGTTAGTCGGGTTGGGCCGTCCTGGGTCAACATTGCAAAGTCGTTCAGGTTCGACCCGTGCCGCGTCTCGCCCATTGCTCGTTTGGCTTGCCCGCCGCCCGTGCTGTCGCTCGTTTGTGGTGTCGGCCATCCGGCTAGATAGGCCTGCCTCGGCAACTGGTCTGTCCGATCCCTGCCGTCCCTCTGCGCTGTCATGCCCGGCGTGTCTTTCCAGTCCCTCGCGCTGGGCGTGATCCACCCCGACAAACCACAATCGCTGCCGAATGTGGGGCGCGCCGTAGCCTGCAGCGCAGGTATCGAGCGCCCCAACGGTGTAACCCGCGCCTTCCAAGTCAGCCGATACAAGGTCGAGCCAAGCAAGTCCGTCTGCGCTTGCAACCTGCTCGCCAAAGACAATGCCAGGGCGGCACTGCTCGATGAGGTGGAAGAACGCTGGCCATAGGTGCCGCTCGTCAACAAACCCTGCGCCTTTGCCTGTCGCGCTGAAAGGTTGGCATGGGCACGATCCGCTCCACGCTGGCCGATCGTCTGGCCATCCGGCGCGCCGCAGTGCGTATGACCAGACCCCAATTCCTGCGAAGAAGTGGCATTGGGTGAACTCTCGCAAATCGTCTGGTGCAACATCTTCGATACTCCGTTCGTCAACAATGCCGGGCGCAATGTGCCCGGCTGCAATCAGGTTGCGCAGCCATTGCGCGGCTTTGGGGTCGTGTTCGTTGTAGTAGGCAGTCACAGAACGCCCTCCCTCAATCCGTGCTCGACTTCGGCGTAACTGAGCGGCGTTTCTCCAGGCCACGGGCAACGGACGCCAGCACGCGCGCCCGGCCAGGGTTCCCCTGGAACCGCTCGATAGCTGCGAGCATCGCGGCCGCGTGCGGCTTGCTCGGGTAGGCACTCAGGACCAGCCGGGTGCAGCACTCCAGGCACTGCATCCGGTAAGCGCCACAGTGCGGGCGGGTTTGGGTGAGGGTGCAGGCGTTGCAACTCATACCTCGGCCGTGGCGCCGGGTTGCGGAATGCCGAGCGCCTCGCGCGCAAACCGCACGCTGATGGTGCTCAGGCGGTCGCCGTGGGCATGGCGCGCCATGATGCGCTGCGCCCAGGCTTTCGGGTCTTGGCGCTGCCTTGGTGCGACGGCGAGTTTTGCAAGCTCGGCCTGCACACGCTCGGGATCGGCCGGCGGCTCGGGCAATGCCGGCATGGCCTTGCCGGGTGCGCGACGGCAGATGTCGCGGAATTGCAGCACGGTCGGCGGGCGGTCTGGTGGCAGGTTGTTCAGTGCCCAGCCGATGGCCTCGGGCCAATTGGCAAACCCGGCCAGCTCCAGCGCCCAATCGTCGATCACGCCGTTGATTTCTTGGCCCTCCCAGCGCGAGAGGAAATCGCGGCCATAAACGAGTGTGAGCTTGCGGAAAATCTTCTCCACCCAGGGTAATGGCATCGTCATTTCAGCGCCCCAACGGTGCGCGACTGCGCCCCCAAAGTGGTGAAAAATTCGGCGGTGTTTTGCGGTGCTGAGCTGCGCTCATGCGGCGCTTTTCTGGCCACACTGGGGGCGAACTCCCGAACCCGCTCGCGCATCGAGCGCTGGTAGGCGGTTTCGGTGGCGGGCAATTCGCCACGGTGGATTTGCCCGGCCAGTTCTAGGGCCCGCTTTCGGGCTGTGGCCACGCAGCTCACAGCGTACCGAAAACCCTTGCCCCGGCTTACGGCCTCCTGCGCTGCGGCCAAGAACTCGGCGGCATCGGCTCCAGCGTCAACCAACACCCGAAACTCCGGATTACCGGGGCTGGTGTCGGCAAGACCAGCCGCTTTCATCGCCAAACAGATGCGGCCGTAGTCGGTTGCTGGTGGCAAATCGAGCTCGCTGCAGACCCCTCGCGGAGAGAGAGATAACCTCTCTTCTTTAGTAAAGGTATTTATAGGTGATGGTGAAGGGCATTGCCTAGGCATTGCTTGGGCATTGCTTGGAGGACTGCTTGGAGGACTGCTTGGAGCATTGCTTGGAGCATTGCTTGGAGCATCTTCTTGGCTTTGCTTCCAGCGTGCCTCCGCCCCCTTTTTGGCCTTGCTTACAGCCTTCTCGGCGCGCTCGATTGAGCCGGACAGTTCCGCCTCCACGCGCTTTTGGCGCCACACGCCGCCCGCCACGGTGAAGAACTCGGCCAGCACCGGCCGCAGCGCCCGCCACTCCTTGGAGCTGGCCTTCACGATCGCGGCGAGGCGTCGGTCGTCGTCGGCCAGCGGGCCGCCATTGCGCCAGTAGGTCATGAGCAGCAGCAGGTAGGCCCCGTGCTCGTCGCGGGTCAGGTGCTGGGTGTCGGCCAGGTAGTCGCCAATCCAGAGCGGCATCCAGGAGCTCGTGGTTTTTGTCATGTTGCTTGCCTTGGGAGTGGTGGCCAGTCCTGTTGACTTACGATGGATGCTCTCACCCAGCCATCAGCAACAGGACCGCCCATGAAAAACGATGAACTCATTGCCCGCCTTCGCGCCGCGCAGGCTGTTCAAAAAACTCTGCTTGCAGAGTTACTCGAAGCACAAGGCGCGGCTTTTGTGGATCAGGTTCTGACCCGCATGCAGCGCGACCTGGCGAATCAGGAGGCTGACGATCCCCGGCTCCACCAGTTTGTGCAGGATGAGGTTCAGCGGTGGCTTGACTGGCCTGTTCGTCGCGGCATGGTTGACTAAGGCTTTCCAGCATTTGCTGGGCCTTGGTATCCGGTGCCTGGTGCCACCACGAAGAAGTCGAGCGCCCGTTGCTCGCTGGCTGCTGCGCCGCGTCGGGCGCTGGATGGCTTGGCTGCATGTCAAGCCCCCGGTGCGCTGGCCGTAACCGCCGCCGCACGCCGTGGCCGCGTCTTGCTGCGCACCGTTGGAGCGGCCCGCCCTTTGAACCACTCGGGCCTCACGGTGTAGAGCTGCACAGCCCGCAAGTCCGGCAGATCGCGGTCGCGCCACTGCACCACAGCCGAAGGCGTGACGTTCAGAATCTTGGCAAGGATCGCGGCAGACCCGGCAAGCTGTATGGCTTCGTTGGTGTTCATGGTTACAGTTTAGCACACTATAGCCGATAAGTGAAGCACACTTCGTAAATTAGCTGGCTTAATACTGCCATGACACTTTCAGACCGCATCCGCGAGGCGATTGCCCTCTCCGGCAAGAGTCAGGCACAGATTGCCACCGAGACTCACAAGAGCCCGGGCGCGGTGAGTCAGTGGGTGGATGGGCGCATCAAAAGCCTGCGTGCCGATACTGCCGAGGCGCTTGAGAAGGCGACTGGCGTGCGTGCCGCGTGGCTGGTGACTGGGCGTGGGCAGAAATTGGCGATTGACAAAAACACCCAGCCGGCCACGATAGGCCTTCGGCGCATCCCCCTCATCAGCTACGTGCAGGCAGGCTGCTGGTCGGGGGGCGTCGAGTCTTATCAGCCATGCGATGGTCAGGATTGCCTGGTCACGGACCGCGACCTGTCATCGACCGCCTTCGCGCTAGAGATCAAGGGCGAATCCATGCTGCCCGAGTTCAGGCCCGGCGACCGGGTGATCATCGACCCCGAGTTGACGCCGCAGCCGGGCGACTACGTGGTGGCCAAGAACGGCGACGAGGAGGCAACCTTCAAAAAGTACCGGCCCCGGGCCATGGATGCGCGCGGCAGCATGGTGTTCGAACTGGTGCCTCTGAACGACGACTACCCCATAATCCGCTCAGACGTCACACCGGTGCGGATCGTCGGCACCATGGTCGAGCACAGAAAGTACAGGAGAAGGTGATGAACCGGGAAACCGCGTGGCGCGACGTCGCTAGGATTATCAAGAATCGCATTGAGCTAGGCGTCACGGTTGCGGCATGGTACGCCAGCATCATGACCGGCGGCGTACTAATTCAGGGCAGCCAAGCAGACGCCTATCTGGCAACAAATCCATGGGCTATGACCATCGTCATCCTCCTTTGGCTTGCCGGTGGCTTTGCGATTGGGCGTTTTGCCGCCTGGGCCGTGTTCCGCGGGCTCCCGGACCCAGACACCAGCGCCTGACACGCAGCAACCCGCTTCGGCGGGTTTTTTGTTGCCTTGTCGCATCGCAAGGGCGATCAGCTTAAAAAAGTTTAGCAGCCTACTTCACAAGCTGCGTTTAGTGTGCTAAAGTGTGGCTCACCAACCCAAGGAGCCCACATGAACCACAGCAGCAACCACACCGGGCGCTACCCGCGCTCACTGGAAGAAGCCTTCGGGCCGCACACCAGCCGCCACTTCGTCGAAGACTACCCGCCGATGCCCGCCGCCGACGTCATCGTCGTGGCCACTTGCGCCATTGCGGCGCTGGTGCTCACCGTCATGGCTTTGATGGGGTGGCTGGTATGAGCAAGTTCGTGTGCATCCTCGAAGGCCACCAGTCCGCGTCCGAGTTCGACACCCGCGAGCAGGCGCTCGAAGCCGCCAAAGCCGATGCGCTCGATGCGTGGGGGCCGGGCAACTTCGGGCCGATCTACACGGCACGACTGGTGCCACCCGTCGATCTGCTTGCGCCTCTCGCGGCGCGAATCGGCTGGAATTGCTTTGAAATCGTTTCCGAGATCGCTGCCGATGAAATCGAGCCTGAGCAAGTCATTCCTCGACTGACGCGCGATCAAGAGCAGGCCCTGGGCCAACACATTCTTAACTGGTTCCGGGCGCACCCCGGCACGCTGCCGGCCACCGGCACCGCCGATCTACAGCAGCACACCCACACCACACCAGCAGGAGAAACCAAATGAGCAACATCACCAAACACGATGCCGGCCTACCGTCCATGCAGATGAGCGAAGCCGATCTGATGCAGGTTTTGCAGTCCAGCCTGTACCCCGGCGCAGCGCCAGCCAGCATCAAGATGGTGCTGGCCTACTGCAAAGCCGCCGGCCTCGATCCGATGCAAAAGCCCGTGCACATCGTGCCCATGTGGGACGCCAAAGCCCAGCAGACGCGCGACGTGGTAATGCCCGGCGTCGGCCTCTACCGCACCCAAGCTGCCCGCACGGGTTGCGCTGGCGTGACAGAGCCCGAGTTCGGCCCGGACGTGACCGAAAACCTTGGCGGCCAAACCATCACCTACCCTGCTTGGTGCCGCGTCACCGTCAAGCGCCGATTGGCAACGGGCGAAGTGGTTGACTTCACCGCAAAAGAGCTGTGGAAGGAAAACTACGCGGTCAAGGGTGGCAAGGAAAAGAGCATTGCGCCGAACGCCATGTGGACAAAGCGCCCCTATGGGCAAATCGCAAAATGCGCCGAAGCCCAAGCGCTGCGCAAAGCCTTCCCCGAGATCGGCAGCGAACCCACCGCAGACGAAATGGCCGGCAAAGCCATCAACGATGATTTTGCAGTTGACCAGTCAACCGGCGAGATCACACCCCCCCCCAAACCCACCCGCGCCGAAATCGGCCTCTACCCACAAGACCGATTCGAAGCCAACTTGCCCAAGTGGCGTGCACTGGTCGAAAGCGGCCAGCAAACCCCAGCCAGCATCGAAGCCATGATCTCCAGCAAGGCCCGCCTGTCCGACGAACAGCGCCGCATCATCGCCGGCCTTGGCGTCATCGACGTGCCGGCCAGCGAGCCCGAATCGGAAGTCGATCAATTCATCAAGGACATGGAGTAAACCACATGAAAATCGTCAAACTCATCCAGGGAACGCCTGAATGGCACGCCCACCGCGCCCAGCACTGGAACGCCAGCGACGCGCCAGCCGCCATGGGGTGCAGCCCCTACATGACCCGCACCGAGTTGCTGCACTGGCTGCACACCGGCATCAGCCCCGAGGTGGACCCGGTAACTCAACGCCGGTTTGATGATGGCCACCGCTTTGAGGCCCTGGCCCGACCGCTGGCTGAGGAAATCATCGGGGAAGATCTGTACCCGGTCACGGGTGTGAATGGCCGCTACTCCGCCAGCTTTGACGGCCTGACCATGCTGGGGGACGTGGCGTTTGAACACAAGACGCTCAACGAGGGCCTGCGCGAAGCGATCCGCCAGCAAGGCGGGAACGCAAACAACTTCCTGCCTGAGCACTATCTGATTCAAATGGAGCACCAGGCCATGGTATCGGGCTGCGAGCGCATCCTGTTCATGGCCAGCAAGTGGAATGACGATAAACTGGTGGAAGAACGCCACTGCTGGTACACGCCTGACGCAGCATTGCGCGCTCGCATCGTGGCCGCCTGGGCGCAACTGGAGGCCGACCTGGCCACCTACGTGCCCAGCGCCAAGCCCGAGCCCGTCATGGCTGCGCCCGTCGAAACCCTGCCCGCCGTGCGCGTGCAGGTATCCGGCCAGCTTGCCGTGCTTTCCAACCTGCCCGAATGGGGCGCCGCCCTGCGCGAGTTCATTGCCCGCATCCCCGAAGTGCCGGCAACCGACGAAGATTTTGCCTACACCGACAAAGCCTGCAAGGCGCTCAAACAGGCCGAGGAAAGGCTTGATGCCGCCGAGGATAACGCGCTGGCCCAAATGGCCGACGTGGAAACCATGCGCCGCTTGGTGGCCGAGCTCAAGGCGCTGGCCCGCACCACACGCCTGCACCGCGAAAAGCTCGTGACTGCACGCAAAGCCGCGATCAAGGCCGAAATCATCGAGGCCGGCAAGCAGGCATTTGCCAAGCACCTGCGCGAGTTGAACGCCGCCATGCCCGGCGACTACATGCCGCAAATCCCAGCCGATTTTGCCGGCGCAGCATCGGGCCTCAAAACCATCGACAGCTTCAGAAATGCCGTCGATACCGAGTTGGCCCGCGCCAAGATTGCGGCAAACGAAGTGGCCACGCGGATCATGGCCAACGTCAAGACTCTGGCAGCATCTGGCTTGGAGTTTTTCGACGACGCCGCCCTAGTGCTCAAAGCCCCCGACGATCTGGCCGCCATCATCGCCCAGCGGCAAGCGGCAGAAAAAGCCAAGCAAGAGGCCCAGCGCGAGCGCATCCGGGCAGAGGAAGCGGCGCGGCTGGAGCGCGAAGCCGCCCAGGCCAAGGCACGGGCCGAGGCCGAAGCCCAGCGCGATCGGGCCCGCATCATCGCGCAAGCCGAGGCCGAGGCCCGCGCAGCCGCCGCCGCCGAACGGGCGCGGATTGATGCTGAGATTGCCCAGGCCGAAGCCCAGCGCGCACGCGAGCGCATCGCCACCCAAGCAGCAGAAGCCGCAGCCGCCTACACGCCGCCCAAAGCCCCGCCTGCGCCCGTTGTCGCCGCGCCCACCACGCCCGGCCCTGCCGATGACGGCGAACGCCTGACCCTTGGCGCCATCAATGCCCGCTTGGCTCCCGTGTCCATCACCGTTGCCGGGCTGACGCAACTCGGTTTTGAGCCTGTGGCCATGGACAAAGCCGCACGCCTGTACCGCGCCTGCGACTTCCCGGCCATTTGCCGTGCCATCAGCGAGCACGCGCTGGCGCTGGCGCGGCATTACATCGACAAGCTGATCGAGATCAACACCGCCGAAGGGGCCACCAAATGAAGCGCCTGCCTTCGAGGCCGGATCATCGGCCATGGTCGGATTTTGACGATGCCACGCTGGTGGCCATGTACCCGAGCACGCCGAACAACGCGCTGGCGGGCCTGATGGGGCGCACGGCCCCGGCTATCAGCGGGCGGGCGACAAAGCTGGGCCTGAAAAAGTCGGCTGAGTTTATGGCGGCCAGCCCGACGCGCTTCCAAGCAGGCAGCGTGCCAAAGAACAAAGGCCTGAAGGGCTGGCAGGCGGGCGGGCGCAGCGCCGAGACGCGCTTTAAGCCGGGCCGGGCGGCGCATGAGTACGCGCGCTATGTGCCGATTGGCACGCTGCGCATTGGGGCCGATGGGCGGCTGGAGCGCAAGTACACCGACGACCAGAACCTGGTGCCGGCGCAACGCTGGCGCGGCGTGCACCGCGAGGTTTGGGAGGCGGCGCACGGCCCGATTCCGCCGGGCATGGTTGTGCGCTTCCGGGATGGCATGGCCACGGTGGCGCTCGAGGAGATCACGCCAGACCGGCTGATGTGCGTGACCCAGCAGGAAAACATGCGGCTCAACAGCAGCTGGAGCAAGTACCCGGTCGAGGTGGCGCGGCTGATCCAGCTCAAGGGGACGATCAACCGCCAAGTGCGGCGCATCTTGGGAAAAGGGGCCGCAGCATGAGCGCACCACACATGAACCAATTGCGGCAGCACCTGCTGGACACGCTGGCCGATCTGCGCCGCACCGACACGCCGATGGAACCCGACCGCGCCCGCGCCGTGGCCCAAGTGGCCGGGGTGCTGGTGGATACCGCAAGGGTCGAGGTGGATTACCTGAAAGCCACCGGGCAGGATGTGTCCAATTTTATCGACGGGCTGAAAGCGCCCAGCGCCGCGCCGGGCGTGACGGTGAACAGCGGCGCTTGGCCGCCGAAAGTGGGGAGGGGCGCGTGATGGCTTGCGATGCGTTTTGCGCCAACCATGGCTGCAATCAGGGGCCGGGCTGCGCGGCGCGTGACGACCGCCACACCGACAGGAAGCCAATGAACCGAACAGCCAACGCCATCGAATACACGCTGCTCAAGGCGCGCCAGCTTACCGCCGATGAGATCGGTGCGGCTACGGGCTACCCGGCCAATGTGGTGAAGCGGGGTCTGGCCGAGCTGGCGGCGGGCCAGCTGGCGCACAAGGCCAAGGACGACCAGCGCGAGGTTTGGCGCTGGGGCAGAGCGCCCAACGGCGCCATGACGCCGACGCCCGCCGTGGCCGCACGGGGCACGTACCAATCTGAGCCGCATCCGGCCACGCTTGCGCGCCCCGGGGGGCAGGATGCCTACCGGCTGCCTAGCCGCTACGGCGACCGCCTAGAGCCGCTCAAGGGGCACAAGGCGGCGGCGACCATATCGAGGGAGCGCTACGGGGGTGGGGTATGAGAATGTACTGGGCCGTGATTTTGGCAGCATGGACAACTGGGTGGGTTGTTCACGCAATTCACAACGTCGGCAACGACTTTAGCGGCACCTATTCTTGGTCGCTACCATTTGTAATGGCTTTGATGTGCCTGTTTCCCGCTGGGATCGGCTACCTGATCGGTAGCAGCGAAAAGAATGGAGGTGAGGTATGAGCCAACACAAACGCATCACCCCACAGGGCACAGCCATGGGCAAAAACGCAACCCGCATGGCCGCGCTGCGCCAAGAGCGCGACGGGATTGATCGCGTGATCGAACTCGAACGGCTGCTGGCCGAGGAGCGCGAGCGCACCCAGCAGTTGTTGCGCACTATTACAGCGCTGCGCTTGACTGTCACGGTCAATTGCGACCGCGTGTTGCAGCTCATCGAAAAGATGGAGGGCAAGCAATGAAGCGCCCCAAAAAACGCCCGACCGTGCGCCGCCACTACACGCTGCTGCACGAGCTGCTGGCCAGCCCCACCGAGCCGCTGCCGGCGGCGCACCAAATGCACCAGCTTACCAAGATGTGGCTGGGTCTGGCCGCGCTCGAGACGGCGGCAGCACCGTGCACAGACGACTGGCGCGTGTGCTCGGACGCCATCAACCTGATGGAAACCCTTGTGCTGGAAATGCGGGCCGCCGACGACCGGCACGGGCTGCTGGCCGACGCTGTGGCGGCGCTGGCCAAGGCGGGCAAGCGCCACCGGGCGGGCGGGCATATCCGGCTCGATGCGCAGGGTATTTTGGCAGTGCGGGCTGTGCTGGAGGATTACGCTGCGGCCATTGCCCAGCTGCCAGCGCGCACCATGATCCGCTGCCACCGGCTGACTGAGGCGCGGATCGCATCTATTTTGGCGGGCAAGCGCTTGCCGCATGACGTGGAGGTAATGGACTTATGAAAATTCGCATCCTACTCAGCCAGAAACCCACGCCAGCCGACGAACTCCAGCGCCTGCAAGGCGAAGCGCGGGTGATGCGGGGCCTGCTGGGCCAGTGCGCCGAAGTGCTCTGCACCGTGGCGCCGAAAAGCGACACAGAGGGCGAGGAGCTTTATGCGCTGCTGCACGCCATCCAAGGCGTGATTGAACCCAAAGCCAAAGGAGCGCTGCTTTGAACCGCGCCCAGCGCCGCCAAGCAGCCAAAGCAACCAAGGCCAAGCCGGGCCGTGGCCGGGCTGATCCGTTTGCCTACCTGCGCGCAATCGGCGGCGTGCAGCCATTCACGTCCGACGAAAAAACGCAGCTTTGCTTGCCCGTTCGCATGGCCTACGAAGCGCTGCGCACCGGCAAAGGCGACGCGGGCGACTTCGATACGCTGGCGGTAGTGGTCAACACCTGCCTGATTCGTGCCGAGCAGATCGCGCCGGAACTGGTGGCCCGCGTGATCGACGCGCAAGATGCCCTGATGCGCATCAAAGAGCGCGGCCAGCGCACCGGTCGCTTGGGTCTGGACTACCAGGCCATGACCGACTTGTTGCCGATCATCGACCTGCACGAGCAGCTCATCGACCTGAGCGCCCCGGTGCAGATGCGTGATGCGCTGCTCGAGGTGATGACGCGCATGAATCGCGGGCAGGTGCTGCAACCCGCCAGCCCGGCGCTGGAGCCATGAAATGCAAAGCACCGAGCTGCTATCGCCCGATGAGCTTGCCGAACTGACGGGCTACTCCCACACGGCCCACCAGTGCGATTGGCTGGAAAAAAACGGCTGGGAATACGTGCGCAACGCGGCCGGCAAGCCCATTGTCGGGCGCTGGTTTACCCGGATGCGCTTGGCGGGCATCAGGCCTAAAGCCCACACATCCGCGCAAGCTGGGCCTGAACTTCTCCGCGGTCAACCACATCCGCAAGCACCGCACATGGCGCGAATCGAACAACCCATTTATCGGCCTGATGGCCGCCTGAACATGCAAGACGAACAATTCACACTCAACCCCGAACAAGTCCGGCTTGCCGCCGGTGTTGTGCAGCGCCAGTGCCACGGCCTGGCCAAGGCCAGCGGCTGGTGGACCAACATCCTGAACGGCAAGAGCTTGGTGGGCGAGTACGCCTACATGAAGACGCCCGGCCTGCTGCCACCGCGAAACATCGGTGAGCTGCTTTGTCTGGTGCACAGCGAAGTGAGCGAGGCCATGGAAGGCGCGCGCAAGGGCCTGATGGACGACAAGCTGCCGCATCGGCCCATGCTGGAAGTGGAGCTGGCCGACGCCGTAATCCGCTGCTTCGACATGGCCGGCGGCCTGCAGCTGGACCTGGCCGGCGCGATCGCTGAGAAGCTGGCCTTCAATGCCCGGCGCGCAGACCACAAGATCGAAAACCGCACCGCCGAAGGCGGCAAGAAGTTCTGAGGCACGACCATGATCACATCCCTGGCCCTGCTGTCCATCTACAAGTCGCCAGCAATCCCGCTGGCCGATGTGTGCGCAAAGTATTTCGCGCTGTCCTACGAGGAGGCGCTGAAAAAAGCCGCGCGCAACGAGCTGCCGGTGCCCGCCTTCCGGCTGACCAGCAGCCGCAAAGCACCCATGATGGTAAGCGCCGAAGCGCTGGGCGCATGGATCGACAAGACCGAGGCCGAGGCCAAGGCACTGTGGGAAAGGAGTCAGGTATGATCGACCTGCAAAAATTCTGCGCCACCGACACTGATCCGCGCCCGCACATCCGCAAGCCCACGCGCTGCGCCGAGGGCATCGTGGCCACCAACGGCAAAATCCTGATCTGCGTGCCTGACGATGGTCGTGAGTGCGACTCCACCAAGGACACCATTGCCGCCAAAGTGGCGAAGTTTCACCACGGTCTCATGGGTGAAGACGAGCGCCGGTGGGTTGACGTGACCGCTATCGCGCTGCCGCCGAAAGTGTTCTGCATCTATTGCGGTGGCAAAGGCTACGGCTGCCAAGTGGACTGCGAAGACTGCGACGGCGACGGCGAGTTTGACCACGGCCAGCACACCTACCTCTGCAAGGAATGCGATGGCGAAGGCTCCATTAAAACCGGCGCCGCGTCAGATGGTGCCAAAAAATACACATGCGATCGCTGCGACGGCACCGGCGAAGACTTCCAGGCTGTTTTCGTGGGCGGCACCCACTTCCAGCGCCGCTACCTGGCCATGCTGGCCGACCTGCCCGGCTGCATGATCGGCTTGTCGGTCGAAGGGCTAGGGACGGCCGTCTACCGGTTCGACGGCGGATGGGGCGCGCTGATGCCGTGCAGGGGTGCGGCATGACCGACCTCGAAATCCCCGGTGAGTTCTTCGCGCCGGTCAGAACCGACGCCATCGCATCGCTGGTGGCCGGGTATTGCGCCGGCGCGGTAGTCGCGGCGGATGGCGGCGTTGCGGGTGGCGGCGCGCTTGCCCACGTACACCCGAGCGCCGCCAAAGGCCGCTACCACACCCAGCTCGCGGCCTGCATCGAAGTAAAGGCAGAAGCTGGCCAACCTGCTGGAGAGGAAGTGAAGCACCGGCGCCAGCCGCCGCCCCATGCGTATGCACCGCCCAGTGCATCAAGGCCGCACCAGCGGCCTTTTTCGCTTCAGTGACAAGCCCTTAGAAGTGGCTGCGTCCAGTCGAGCATCGGGGCCACGCACACCCGCCAAGGGCTTGATTTTGCTGCAAGTTGTTGATTTGGTGAGGCGTTCGTCAACTCGGTGCCTCATGCTCTGTGGCTTGGTAGACGGGTATTCTGGTGCATTTCCGTGGGTTTCTTGGTTGCTGGTGCATCAATTGGTGCATCATACGGCCCCTGATGCACCGCCCGGCCAGCGCCCGGTGCATCAAGCACAAGGAGCCCACCATGCCATCCATCCAAAAGCGCGGCGACGTGTACTTTGCCCAAGTCCGCATCAAAAAAGCAGGCGTCATTGTAGTCAGCGAATCCAAGACTTTCCCCAGCGAAGCCATGGCGCGATCTTGGGCTGAGCGCCTCGATGCCAAGGTGCGCGCCCAAGGTGCGCCGGCGCGCTCATTGACCGTGGGCGAGTTGATCTTGCTGCACCTCGAATACCAGCAGCAGCTGCGCCCCTTGGGCCGATCCACGATCCACAACCACGAAACCACTGCCCAAGCGTTTGCCAAGGTCATGCTGCACGAGCTCACGGCCAAGCACGTCACCGATTTTGTACTGCGCCGCAAGGCAGAGGGGGCAGGACCGGCCACGATCATGGCCAACCTTTCGCCGCTGTCGGCTGCCGTGCACGCGGCACCCTACGCGCACGGCATCGCGGCAGACCCTGCGCCGGTTGACTTGGCCATCAAGCGCCTCAAGGGAGCGGGCGCGATTGGCAAATCCCGCGTCGTGGTGCGCCTGGTCGATGACGAGGAAGAAGCCGCGCTGCTGGCAGAGTTTGTCCGCCGCAACCGCCATCACCAAACCACCATCGACATGGTGCCGGTTTACAAAATGGCCCTTGCCCTACCGCGCCGCGCCGGCGAGCTGACGCGCATGCGCTGGGCCGACGTGGACTTCAAGCGCAAGACGGTCATTATCCGCGATGTGAAGCACCCGAGCAAAAAAATCGGCAACGATCAGACTGTGCCGCTGCTAGGCCCGGCGTTCGCGCTGCTTGAGCAAATCCCGAAGCTCGATGGGCGCATTTTCCCTTACGAAACCGACTCGATGTTGGCGGCGTTTGAGCGTGCCCGCGATCGGATCGCAGCCACCGGGCTGCCCAAGATCGCAGACTTGCGCTTCCACGATCTGCGCCACACGGGTATCACGCAGCTTTTTTGGGCCGGGCTGAAAATCGAGGAAGTCGCCCAAGTCTCGGGGCACTCGAATTGGGCGCAGCTCAAGCGCTACACCCACATCCGGCCAGAGGATGTGCACCGGCGCTGGGCTGAGCTGCAAGCCTGATGACGGGAGCAGAGGCAAAGCCCTACTGCGCTGCTGCGCCAGCCGACGGCCCACTCAAGGCCCCGTAGGCGGCGATGCAGGCGTCGAGGGCAAGCCTAAGCCGGTCTGCGAGGGCAGCCTCCCCTGCAAGAAATTCACCATCCGGCCTGTAAAGTTGTGCTCCAGTACATCCGGCGGCAGGTTCAGCTCCAGCGGTGGCGGCACCGGGCACTGAACCACCGTCGGCGGGGCGGTCGGGGCGGTCGCGCAGGCTGTCAACAACAGCAGCGTGGCGCTGCTCAAGACGAGTGATTTCACGGCGTAGATCCTGACGTTGTTGCGCTGCTCTTGCAGCCAGTTCCTGCTCGCGCTTGCGGGCAGCGGTTTCAAACTCGGCGCGGGCGCGCAGAGCCTCTAGGCGCTCTGCATCCCATGCGGTCTGCACGCGGGTAGCACCGGCCTCATAGCCAGCGTTGTAGGCCGTCCAGACAGCCCCAGCGGCCACCACGGCAGCCACTAGGCCGCCCAGCAGCCAGCGGTTTGCAAGCAAGGGCCAGATCACGGTGCCGCCCCATCAGGCGGCGCAATCGCGTTGGCAATCGCATCGGCCACCAGCTCGGTGCGGGCGCGGTACTTGAGCAGGTCGTCGGGGTTGCTCTGGAAAAAACATTCCACGATCAGGCCACCAGCGCGCACAAAACCCGGCGTGAAACCGCGCTCTGCTGCAATATCGGCCACCGGCAACCAGCCGGCATTGCGCCGCACCGGGATTTCCAGCACACGGGCAATGGCTTGTGCAATGCGTTGCGCCAGCGCCGAGTCGCGCCGATCTGCGATCACCTCGACGCCCGTAGCCGCTGTGCGCGCAGCAGCATTGGTGTGCAGCTCAATCGCCACGTCCTGCCCGGCAGCAAGCCGCATGGACTCGCGCAGCACTTGGTTCTGCGCCTTGTTGCCGTCAGTCGTCACCTCGTGCCCGGCCCGGCGCAGGCGCTCGGCCACCATGTCGCGCAGTTGCGTCATCAACACGGCCTCATGCGCGCCGTTCCAAGTGTTGCCGGGGTCGATCCCGCCGTGCCCGGCTGCGATCAGTATCTTCATTCCTGCCTTTCGTCGGCGCCCTTGGGCGTGTCCTTGAAATTTTTGTCATCGACCGTGGCCCATCCGATATAACTGGCGATAACGGCAGAGATGAACACGTAGAACGGGCCGGCAACGCTGCCGATCTGGTCTGAATCGGATACCCACAATAACAGCGGGTAACCAAAGCCCGCGAACAACGACACCCAGGCCATACGGCGACGATTTTTCCAGCGGTCGATTGGGTTAGGCATAGTCAAGCTCCAAACAAAACCCAGAACCAAAGAAAGGGCACCAGCAGGAAAAACAGCGGCGTCATGGCCGTCCCCTTACCGCGCCGTCTGAAATGGCCCGGTCGAGCTTGTCGTTCAAGCGCTCTAGGCTGCGGTCGATCTTTTGCAGGTACTCGCGGTTCGCAATCTCAGAGCGCTCCACGCGCTGCGAAAGGGCGGCCTGCTGCTGGCGCAAAATCTCCAGATCGGTGCGAATCTGCGTGATGTGCAGGATGCCACCAAGCGCCAGAGTCAGAATCGCCACAAGCGTCGCAATGGGGATGCGCTTATCGAGGTGCCAGCCCTCGGGCTCGCGTCTGCGGTCTGCGCCGTCGTATTCGTCGTCCATGTTTACTCCTCCAATCCCAAAAGTTTCATTGCCCGCGCTACGTCAGATTCGTGCGCCCGCCGGCAATGGTCGCGCTCGAATGGCGAAAACACCGCGTCGATCACGCGCTCGATGTGCCGCCAGCCCATGCGATGCGCCCGGCCTGAAATCGACTCATTGGCCGTGGTTTGCCGGTGCCCCGGCAGCAGCGCCACGTTGATGAGCTGGCTCAGGGCATCGCCGATCTTGATGATGCGCGGCGTAGTGTCCATTGCCGGTTACAGCCCAGCCGCCTGTGTAAACAGTGCGTCCAGTTGCGCCGCAGTCAGGGTCAGCCCTGCCGCCATTTGCTGCGTGAACGGGCTGTTTCGGTCAACCGTCTGCGCGTACTCCCATTCAATCTCTGCCGCCTTGCGTTGGGCAGGATCAGGGATTGCTGCGATGGCGGCGCCCACGTCGTCCAGCAGGCCAGCTCGCAGCAGCGCCAGACGGGCTTGACGCATGGTGACGGATTGCGGCACTGGCGGCTTGGCCAGAGTCTGGTCGATCTTGATAATCACGGTTGCACCCCCTGCGGAAACTCGTTGGATTCAGCGCCTACGCCGCCCGTCAGATCAGCGTCATCCACCGTCCATGCATTGCGCTGGCTTCGGTCAGTGGGGATCTCGCTGGCGTCCACGATCCTGTATGGCTTGCCTGCGGGCACATCCTTGGCTGCGATGGCTTCGATACCGTACACGCTAAGGGCTTCTTCAGTGGGACGGATAATGGCTACTACGCCGTTGTCTTGGTTGTAGATGATGACGGGGTTCATTTGTTGTGTGCTCATGGTGTGGGATCAGCGGAAGATGGCGACAAACACAAAATCAGGGTCGGTGACGAATCCAGTGGAAGCAGAGCTACCAGACGTCCCTGTCAACACCCGCGCGAACGATGTATCGTGATTATGAAGGCTCACACCAACGACGGGGTGTTGTTGGATGGTGTTGCAAGTTCCTGTAATTGCGTAATTCCCATCAGGCATGGCGGTTATAAAGTTTATCGTGTAGTCACCCACCCCGTTATCCGTAATACTCGACACATTCCCGCCACCCCGAATAGCCACCGCGCCCGCGCCGTTGAAATTGACCCATGCGCGGCACTGAAACGTAGGCAACGCCCCCACGGTAATAGACGGGGCCGTTAACCCATTCGGAAAATTCGGCGCTCCGGTTCCTACGCGGTTGGCGATGGTGTTGGCTCGAAGCCCAGAATCTGCTGAGATGGCGCCCGGAGCTATGAAGTCACCGTTTGACCCGTTGAACTGCCACTCGAAATGCTCGGCAGCAGCGGAATTTATATGGTGGATGACAAACGATCCGGCGCTTTGTGCCGCGTGGTTAAGCACCCCAACTGAGTAGACACCGCCCCACCCAGCGTTATGAGTGTACTGGTGACTTAAAGCCGGGGAATAGCTGCTGCCTACTGTCTCCGAAACCGCGTGGAACGGTGCACCACGACGATCCCACATAGTGTTGTAAGCACCACCGGTCGTTGCGGCGGAGAAGGCTGGAATTGAGTCTGTTCCGCTAGTCTTGCCGTTGACCTGGCTGCTGAAGGACTTAACTCCAGCAATGGTCTGGTCGCCAGTTAGGCTCACTTGGCTGTTCGTGGCACCAGCAATCGGGCTACTGAACGTCTTGACGCCTGCAATGGTCTCGTTGCCGGTCAGGCCAACTGCGTCGAGCGCGGCGCGGGCGGCAGCGGGGGTGCCGCTGGCGCCCAGCAGGCCCACGGTGTAGTCGTAGAGGGCGCCTATGCCGGCGTTGAATTGCGCGTTGGTCGGGGTGCCGGATAGTGTGTTTCTGGCGGGTGGGGCGGTCATGGGTGGGCTCCTGTTTCAAAAACCTTGGACGGTGGCATCGACGCGCCCGGGCACCGAGGCGCCGGCGGCGTTGAGCACGATGACGGATGGCCCCAAAACGGGGTTTTTGTCGATGATGAGGGCGGTGCGCCCGCCGTTGTTGTCGTCTTGCAGGGTGATCTGCACGTTGACGATCTGGCGGTAGCTTTGCGCGATCGGCAGCCGGGAGCCGCCAGCGGGCACCACGGCGTCGGCGATGGTTTCGATCACGTCGGGCACGTCGAGCACGGCCGTGAGCAGGCTGATGCTGCCGCGCTGCGAACCGCCAGCCACGCGCACGCGGAAGGCGATGCGCTCGGGCAGCGTCAGCATCAGCCCACCGGGCCACGTAGCCCACGCCGGCGGCAAGCCGTAGAAAGGGTCGGCGCCAGCGCCGGCATAAAACAGGTCGCTGGGGCTACCATAGCGCGCGTTTTGGTTGTCGCGCTGGAATTCGATGGTGCGGCTCAGTCCATCGATGCTGTGCAATAGGGTGAGATGCCCGCTGGCTGCGTTGACCAAAGCAAAGGCATATTCCGCATCTGCAAATGTTGACGCAACGTAGCGCGGGGCCTCGCTGGCGCCGTAAAACGCGGCCAAGCTCGGGCCATAGAAGCTGTCATTTTCGCTGGCCCAAAGCACACCGGCGGCCACGCTGGCGCCGGTGATGGTGCCGGGCCAAGTGGGTGCCTGTGGCCACGACAGCAACACGTTGTCCACCAGCGGATCACCTAGATCGGTGATGATCACGGCGGGCTGCAGGCTGGTGTTGCCCGAGGTGTCGAGCGCCTTGACCATAAGCGTGACGGGGCCTGCGGGCCGGGTGATCATCGTCCATGGGGATTGCGTGATCACACCATCGTGCAGCGGCGTGGCGGTGGGCCACCACGGATTGTTGCCGTAGTGGAAGCGCGCCACGTAGCCCGCCAGATCGGCCACGCCCTCGATAGGTGCCCAGTTGAGAGTGTCGCCGCTGATCGTGAGGCCGGTCACGCTGGGCGGTGGCTCGGTTTTGCCCACCACGGTATGCGTGATGCTGGCCCAAGTGCCGCGCTGGCCGATGCTGTTGACAGCCCGCGCGCGCACCTCGTACACAATGCCATCTTCGACCGGGCCTAGGTAGGTCGCAGTTTCGCTGCCGTCTGCTCGGGCCGTTACCCAATCGGTCGCGCCCACGGGGCGGTATTCAATTTCGACTCGCCCGGCGGTCTGTATGTGCGGGCTGATAAGGGTGGCCCAGCTTAGGCGGATGCGGCTGATTACGGTGCCGTCGCCCGCAATCTGCAGTGCGCCGGTGCCACTGTGCGCGGCCAGGCCGGTGATGGCGGGCGCGACAAACGGGTTTGGCAGGGTGGTGTTGGGCGCGGGGTCGGTGGCGGTGGCCTCGCCCATGTTCCACGCCCACACTTGGGGCGCGGTTTCGCGCAGCACGTAGCGGATGCCGTCGGCGCTCAGGGTGCGGTCGGCCACGAAGAAGGTTTTACCGGCCCAGCCGTAGCGCGGAATGGTCACGGCCACGTGGCTACCGGGGCGCAGGTCGTAGGTCGTCCATTTGCACAGCAGTGATGCGGTCACGGCTTGGCGGGCGCGCTCGAGCTCGATCTTGGCCATGCGCTGGGCGCGCACGCCGTCGTTGCACAGGGGCAGCGTGAGGTCGCGCTCGACCACATGGCCGCCGTCTTGCGCCACATAGCCGGCATTGGTGACGGCGGGGAATTGCTTGGCGGCAAACACCTCGCCGGGCTCGATGTAGGTGCCTGTGACGGTATTGAATAGCTCGCGGCGCGGGGTGAAGGCGATGACCTCCTCGACGCTGATAATGTCGTCAACCCCGATGCCGGGGCCTACGGGCGCCTGCCACGCGCCGGCCTGCACGCTCCATTGGCCTTGCGTCCACGCGGCCATGCCGGCCATGGCGTCGGTGAGGGTTTCGAGGTTGTCTTTGAGGTTGTCGCCGCAGCTCAGGGCGCCGTTGACGGTGTAGCGCCGCTGGGTGGCGCCGCCCGCAAGGGGGATGATCTCGTCGCAGATGTTGGCGGCGGCGATCACGTCGGCATTGTTGACCTCGGCGGTGGTGCAGCGCAGGCCCTGATGGCTGGTGAGGTAGTCGCGCACGGCCAGCGCGGCGTTGTCGGAAAACACGGTCTGGCCGGTGCGCGGGTCGAGCAGGGGTTTGCCACGCACCACAGCGCGGATGGTGGGGGCGCCGGTCTGGCCGAACACGTCGAAGTCGGCCTCCCAGCGCACGTACAGGTAGGCCATGCCGCGCCCGGCGTCGGCGGCGGTAAGTGCGCCGGCGCTGGCGGCCACTAGGTCGGCGTCGAGGGTGGTCTGTGTGCCGGTGTAGAGGCGCAGGCGGATGAGCGGCACCGTGCCGCCACGGCAATACTGCGGCGTGGTCACCCAGCCATTGCCATCGACGGTGACGGGATCGTCGCCCACATAGTAGGCGTCAACGCCATCAATCTGGTGCCCGGCCAGCGTCTGCGCCCAATGGTGGAACTGGCCTAAATCGCCACTCACAAACCAAAACGGCAGCGTGCCGCCCACCAGCGCACGGCCATACACGATGCGCTGGGGCTCGATGGCGCTGCGCACCACGCTCTGCACGTCGCGCAGTCTGGCGGCGGCGGCATTGGCTGCGGCGGCATTGGCTGCGCCGGCCTGCGCCGCTGCGCTCATCTTTTTTTCTTGGCGGCGGGCCACAGCAGAGCCGACGACAGACGACGCAACAGCGCCCGCCACGGTGGCCACGGTGACGGCGCCAAAAAGCACGGTGGCGCCAATAGCAGTTTTTGCGACCGCCGACGCGGTGACGGCGCCGACGAGCAGAGGTATGGCGGCAGGCATTACGCACCCCTCCCAGCAGGCCAAGCGCCCAGCGCGGTATCCATGGGGCCAAACACCAGCCCGGCGTTGCCCGGGGCGGCCCAATGGCTGCCTAGGCACACGCCCAGCAGCTGGCGGGACTCTTGCTCGATCAACACCACGTCGCCGCGCTGCGCTAGGGTGGCGGGCTGCATCGGCCCCATGCGCTCGGCCACCAGAGCGGGCAGCGGGTGGCGCTTGAGCAGCCGCGTGGCGGCGGCGGCGGTTTTGACGTGGCGCAGGTCGGACATGGGGTCGGCGCCGGTCAGGTGCAGCACGGCGTCGCACGCAAAGGTGCAGCAGTCGTGCGCGCCCCACGCAAAGGGCTGGGCGCGGCGCTGCTCGATGTAGTCGGCTAGGCGCTGCGGCCAGTCTGGGTGCCGCGGCGGCAGGGGCTGGGGTATGCGCTTGCTCATGATTGACGCGCCAGCGCCTCTTTGGAGAAGATCACAATATCGCGCTCGGCCATGGCTGCGGCCAGCCTGAAAAACCCGTCGTGCGGCCACAGGCGGCGGTGGTCGGCGTCGCTGTAGCGCAGCAGGCGCGGGCGATCCCACTCGACAAGGCGGTTTTCGGCGTTAACCACCACCGTGGCCGAGGCCTCGCTGAAGCGCTGCACGTCGAGCAGGCCCTGCCACACATTGGGGTCAACCGCCAGCGCCGGCGGCTCGGTCGAGGTGTCGAGCACCGCCACGCGGATGATCACGGGCCGCCCTTGGATGGGCTCGGCCAGCACGGCGGCGATGTGCTCTTGCGTGACGCCAGCCAGCGTGAGCTGCAGGCCGGTGATCACGCCCGGCGTCTCCTCGATGGGAGCGATGGCCCCTAGGCCGCGCGCGCCCGTCCAGTCATGGCCGCCCCATTGCACGTCAAAATCGAGCCCGGCCAGCCGCACGGTGCCGCCCAGCAGTTGCATCTCGGCCAGCCAAAACCAAACGATGTGCTCGCGCTGCACCGCTTGGGCAAACGCACCGGGCAGGGATGGGCGCACGGACATTAAAACGCCTCCTGCAGCTCGAGCACCAGCGGCGTGGCAATCGTTTTGTAGCGGGGAAAGTCGATCTCGCCCGTTTTGAGAATCCAGCGTGCGGTAGGCCGGTCGAGCACTACGGGGGCGCCCGCAAAGTGCGCAGCGCGCAGCATGTGTGTGAGCTGCACCACCATCACGCCGGATGCGTTGGCCGCAGCGTCTTGCGCCACCATGAGCAGCTGGCCACCCAGCCCGAGCATGGAGCCCGCCCGCATGGTGGCGTTGGCGCCGCAGCCCACCAGGGTGATGCTGCTGGCAAACTGCGCAACCGCCGCGCTCAGGGTGACGGTGTTGAGGGCGATGGTGCCGATGGGGCGGGGCCGGTCAAGCCGGTGCATCTCGATGCGGCTCTGCTGCCGCGCACGGGCCAAAAAGCCCTCGACGCGGGCGCGATCGTCGGGCGCGTGGTTGTTGATCTCCATGATCACAGCCCAACGCGTGCCTGGCAGGCTCATGGTCTGCATGGCGCCCGAGAGCTCGGACACAAATGCACGCGAGTTGTCGCGCACGCCCCAGGTAAAACCCACCGGGTGGAATTCGCGGCCCGTGGGCCAAGGATGGGTGATCATGCCATGCGCCCTCTGGCCATGTCGTCGTAAATGGCGCGGCGGCCCATGGCGGCGCCCATGCGCGCGGCAGTAAGCACCAGCGCTTGGTCGGCAGGGCCGTTGAAGCTGAACGACTGATTGACGACTACGCTGCGCCCGGCGCCTTGGCCCTTGGTGTGGTCGATCACCGTCTCTTGGGGGTGCAGCATGGCGATGTAGCCGCCCCGGCCATCGAGGCCGCCCGAGCGCGGGCCGCTGCCGGTGTAGCCGCCACCGTCGAAGCTGAAAATGCTACCGATGAAAGAATTGAGCGCGCTGCTCAGCGGCTGCGAGACTGTCTGCCGGAAGGCCATGCGGGCCATGTCGGTGATGATGCCGCTGATCACATCGCGCAGGCGCCCGCCAGACTCTACGGCGTTTTCAAAGGCGCTCGTGAAGCTCAGATTGAGGTCCTTGACCGAATCGGTCAGCCGATCCACGCCGTCCGATCGCTCGGTGATTTTGGCAATGGCGTCGGCGTGCTGGTCGGCATGGATGCGCCCAGCGATGAGCGCCTCATCGAGCACCAGCACCTGCTCTGTGAGGCGCCGGGTGCGCTCGACGGCGGTGTCGGCCACCAGCGCCTGCAGCATGTTTTCCCACTGCTCGTTGGCGGCCTGCACGGCGCGGGCCTCGTCGATCACAGCTTGGCGCAGCGTGCCCATGATGGCCAGCCGCTCGCGGTCTTGCTCGGCCTCTAGCTTGCGGGCGTCGATGGTGTCGGCCACGGCCAGCGCCTGCTCGCGCTGGGCGGCTGTCAAGCCCGCAAGGCGGCCTAGCCCAATGTCTCGCAGCACCTGCTCGCGCTCGGACAGCTCATCCATGGCTTCGAGCTGGCGCTGCAGGGCCTGCAGGTATTTTTCGGCCTCGGTGATGCGGGCTGCGGCGGGGGCTCTGCTGCCGCCCGTGCGCGGGGCGCGGGTGCCTCTGTTGGCGGCCGGGGGTTCGTCGGGCAGCGGCTGATACACGCGCTCGCGCGGCGGGCGGGCAAAGCCGGTCTGCTGGCCCTCCAAAAATTCGATTTGCTTGCGCAGTCTGGCGATGTCGGCCCTTAGCCGCTCGTCGGTCTGCGCCCGCATGTGCTCTGGCACGTGCTGCAGCTCGGCCTCGTACTGCGCCAACACACGGCGCCGCTCGGCCAGATTGCCCTCGATGCTGCGAAATGGGTTAATGGTGGCAAAGGTGCCCAGCGCCTGCCAAAAGCCGCCAGCAATGCGCTGCCCCTCGAGCATTTCCGTGGATAGCCGGGCAATAGCGGGGATGACAGCATTGCCAAAAACATGCACAAGGCCCGTGCCCGCCTCTGTCAATTTCGACAAATTGTCGTTGAAAAGGATAGCCGACGCTGCAGCCTCATCAGTTACCACGCGGCCAAAGCGCTCGGCTTCGTCGCCCAGTTCGCGCAGGCCATCGGCCCCGTTGTTGAGCGTCGGCAAAAGCCGGGGGCCAAGCTCGCGGCCGAAAAGTGCAATCGCCAGATTGGTTTTTTCGATGCCCGCCGGCATGGCGGCAAAACGGTCGGCCACGTCCTTAAAGAGCGCGTCGCTCGCCCGCATATTGCCGGCAGAGTCGCGGGTGGCGATGCCCAGGCGGTCAAAGAGCGCGGCATTGGTGACGGTGCTTTGCCCAAGCCGGTGCAGCCCTTGCTCGAGCTGTTCGAAGGTGGCATCAGACTGCGTGGCGGCGTAGCGTAGGCGGCTCATCGACTCGGCAGTGATGCCCAAGCGCTGCGCAGCGTGCCCCATCTGGTCGCCGAAATTGGCCGTAGCCCGAATGGAGTTGGCGACAACAAGGGCAAAACCAGCCCCGGCTAGGGTGGCCGTGCCAAGCGCCGCGCCAATACCAGCAAACCCCGCCGACAGCTTTCCCGCCCGCTGATCAAGCTCGCCCATCGACCGCTGCACGCGGGCAAACACCGCGCTGGCGCCGTCCCGTGCAGTGATGTCAATTCGCGCTGTTCCGACCACGGATATGCTCCATCATTTCGATCACCTGCGGCCAATTGGCCACAGGGTGTATTGCCTCGTACAGCGGCCAGCGCTCGGGCATCCAGCCACCGCACCAGACCCAGCAATGCCGGGCCTGCTCGGCCAGTGGGCACAGGTTGGGCTGGGTTGGCAAAATCTCGCCAAATCCAGCCGCCTGCAGCTTGTCGGCCTGGCTCCTAGAGCGCTCCCACTCTAGGAGCCCGGTTAGTTTTTTGCGGCGGTGCCTTCCGCTTCGCTTGCCTGCGCCAGTCGCTCCCACAAAGCCTGCGCCAGCTGGTCGCCCCACTCGGGCTGCGCGTCGAGCAGCAGCAGCACAGCGCCGTCGTCGTGATCGAGCGGGCCAGCCTCTGGCAGCCCCAAATCGGCCACCGTCACGCCTTGCCAGCCCACAATCGCGCCAAGCAGCACCAATCGCTCCCAATGCAAGCGGGCGCCGGGGTCGCCATGGACCATGCCCGCCTGCGCGGCGGCCATCTGCATATCAAAACGGCTTGGACGCTGGAGCGTGAAGCTGCGCCCGTCGATCTCGACGATGAAACGGCGCGCTGCTTGCACCTTGCGCTTGAGGTCGGTCAGGTCCATGTGTGGCAGGCCCTATCAGGTGGCGTAGCGGGTGGGCTCGGCCACGCCGGCAAAAGACACCGACCTTTTTTCGGTCGCGTTGCGCTCGAGGGTGGCAAACTGGGCCATGCTCCAAAACCCATTGTGGAAAGTGCGCGCGCCGTTGCCTCCAGTAATCCGCATGGCCACCGGCTGCCCAGCCAGCTCTGCGGCCTGAATGACGGCGTAAAACGGCAGCGATGGGTTGTCGTGCAGCGAGATCTCTACCGTCACCGGCGAGCGGCTGGCAGGCATTTGGGTGTCAAAGCGGCCAAACACGCTGGATGTGTCGGCATACTGCTGCTCGCCGCCAGAAAAGGTGATGGCGCCCACTTGCGTGATAGGCGTAAAGGCCGTGATGCGCCGGATGCTGCCCACGCCTGCGCCAGCCGGGAAAAACGCGGTGTTGGTGGTGTTGATGCCCTCGAGGGTCACGTCGTTGGTGGCCACAGTCAGCACGCGCACCACGCGCCGATCGAGGCTCTCCCAGCCGCTGGTGATTTCGAGCATGTCGCCCACCACCACCGCGTGCCCAACAGCCAGCGTGGCCACAGCTTGGGCGGCATTGGTGATGGCCGTCATGTTGACGACAGGGCCGTATGTGCTCGCAATAGCCAGCGAGCCGCCGGCCGGAAGTGTGAAACTCATCGCAAATACTCCTTAGGCAAGCTGGCCCGGGGCCGCTCGCTGGGTGGGGATCAGAAAAACAAAGTCCATCGACAACTCGCCGACCGGCTGGTCGCCCACGGCAGACACATCGGGGGTTTCGGCGCCAAAAGAATCGGGCCAGAAAGCGCGCCCAGCCACCGTCAACCCGCCGACCACCAGCGCGCCTTCTGCGGCAAAACTGATGGCGTCTAGGGTGTCGCTCAGGCCTGCGGTGGCCTTGGCCAGCGCCCGCACCTGCACGGTGACGGTGCGCTCTACGCCGTCGGAAAAAGCGCCCTCGAGCTGCGCGTTTTCGCTCACAGCCACCACCACGCAAGGTAGTTGGTTTGGTTGCAGCACGTACTCTTGGTCAACGAACACCCTGCCAGCCAGCGCAGGCACCGCGTTGAGCGCCGCGACTGCCGCTTGCCGGACTTGGGTGCGGATCGACGTGCTCATGCGCGCTCCAGCCTCACGGTGGATATGCCGGTGCCATCCGGCTCGATGCCCACGATGCGGTAAGCCACGGCCTGCACCGTGGCCGACTGCCCCACCTGCACGCCAGCCAGATCGCCGGTCGCGCAGGTGAAGATGGGCTGGGTGCCAAACACGCCCATATCGCCCGCGTTCTCGAACGCATTGTCGAATACCCCGCGCACGCTCGCCGCCCCTAGGGTGGCTTGCGCCCCAAAGTCGCGGAAAAACACGCTGAGGTCTTCGGCAAACATGGTGCAGGCGCCGGCTAGGGTTACTGTGTGATGGCGTCAACCATGCGGCTGAACGACTCGACGTGACGCACGGCCACATCAACGTCCTGCAACACGCGCACGCGCACGGTGCCGGCAGCGCCGCCGGTGTACGGATCGACCATCAGGTCAAGCCCGCCCCACATGCCGATCAGCAGGTCGGCAAAATTCCCGAACAAAATGGCCGAGAGGTTGGTGCCGGTGCCCTTGCTCAGGTTCGACGGCACGGCGTTGGTCACGCCCACGCGGTAGCCATTGACAGGGGTGCCGCCGTCCTCCCAAATGAAGCCGTTTTGGCCGCTCACTTTGGAGGTCGATTTCAGACGGCCACGCACGCGGGCATTGGTGAGGTAGCCCATACTGCCTACGTCGGCGTTGGCCACAGCCACAGCGGTCTCGAGGTCGATCATGTGCTGCCAAGTGGGCGCACCCCCGTTGGCGCCGCCCACGGCGGCATTGGATGTGACCAGCGTCAAGATGCCAGAGGGCTGGTTGCTCACACCGGTGCCGTTGATGGCGGCCTGCTGGATCGCCAAGCCCAGCACGGTGGCCAAATCGCGCTGCACCATGCTTTCCACGTCGAGCGAGGTTTGCAGGATCAGGCGGCGCGAAATGTCCGTGAAGGCACCCACGGTTTTGGGCGTCATGGGCACTTGGCCAATGGTCTGCTGGCTCTCGGTCAGGGCGGCATCTTCAGCCACCCAAAACGAAGTGGCAGCGCCGGTCTGCTTGGGGATGGCGATGTTGCCCACCAAGCCTGTGAGGGTCTGCGCGCCCATGCCGTTGATCACCATGGCGTTGCGCAGGATGTCGATGAACGAACCCGTCAGCAGGTCGGTGGCCACGAGGTTGCCGCCAGCGGTGGGTGTGCCGGCCACCATGGAGCGCTTTTGCACATCAAACGGCACCAGCAGACCGCCGGGCTGGCGCTTGAGCTTGGCGGCGGCGGCGTCCGAGCACTCGCGCTCGAAAGCGGCGGCGCTCTGGGCCACTGCGTCGCCGGGGTTGGCCAGCGCGTTGAGGGCGCGCAGAAAGCTGTACTGCCGCACCTCTTTTTTGTCCATGCCAATGTCGGCGGTGGGCACGGGGGCAGATGCCAGTCTGGCGAGCGCCTCGCGCTGGAATTGCTCGACCGTAAGGCCGCGCTGGATCGCGCTCATGGCCAGATCGGCGCCACCGGGGAACGATGCGGCGATTTTGCTGATTTCGGCAGCGTGGTTGCGCTGCTCTGCGACTTCGATAGTCATGGCTTTTTCCTTGATGGGGGTGTGGGTTTGGGTTTGGGTTTCGGCTTGCGCAGCCGGGGTGGCGTCTGGCGCGCCTGGGTCAACGTCGTGCTCGTCGTCTTCCAAGCTGCGGCCTACGCCTACGGTGGCATCGGCTGGCACAGAGACCAGCGACACCTCGAACGGCTCCCAATCGGTGATGCGATAGGTTTCCAGCCCATCATCCACCTCGATCAGTTGCGCCTTGTGCACCATGTAGCCGACGCTCACATTGCGGCGGATGCCGTCGCGCACGTCTTGCCACACTTCTTCTGCTCTTGCGCTTTTGCCAAAGCGCACCACGGCCCGACCTACCCGGTCGGCCCCGATCTCGACAGACTCGATGACGCCCACGACGTCTTTATGGTCGTGATCCATCAAAAGGTTGGCACCAGAGCGCAGCCGGCTCTGGCGCATAGACGTGGCGGTCACGTCCAAAATCTCGATGCCCCACCAGCGCTCATAGGGCAGCTCTGACGCAAAGGCCAGCACGGCGGTGCGGGCCTCGTCGCTGATGGCCTGGCGCTCTACCAAAAGCGCGCGCTCGGCGCGGCCCTTGCTCAGGTGGCGCTCGAGGCCGTGCAGCGGTGTGGATTGCTTGCTCATGCGAGCATTTGACCTCCGACCATGTTTCGCAAACAAGGCAAATTGCGAAAAAGTCGGGGGGCGGCTGTGGCCCAAAAAGATCAGATCGCGGGCGGCGCTTGGCGCGCTGTGGCCAGCACCAAGGCATGCAGGGCGCGGATCTGTTGCTCGATCTGCCGGCCTTCTGCGGGCGCGTCGGCTGGAGCGGGGGCTGGCGCGGCAGCGCTTGCAGGCTGGGCGGCACCCGGCAATCCGTCGTAGGCCGTGAGGTGCACCCCGTACTCGGCGGCCAAGTCCTGCGCGGCCTTGATGCTCTTGAGCGTGTCCTCGAAGTCGTAGCCCATGGCGGCGCTCAGGTCTTGCGGGCTCATCAGGCCGGCCTTGACCTTCAAAATGTTGGCCTCGGTGTCGGCCTTGGGGTCCACCCAGTCCCAACGCCGGGGCTGCCACTCGTGGCGGACAAACTTTTCGTGCTTGGCTGCGGGCAAAGCGCTACCGTTGGGCATGGTGATGGTGCCCATGAGCAGGCCCCACTCCAGCCAACGGCGGAAAACCGGCTCCAGCAGCACCTGCACAAACCATTCTTGGTCGGCCATCCAGCGGTCGCGCTCCTCGAGCGTGCCACTGCGGATGCTCGAAAAGCTCACGCCCTCGAGGTCGTTGGCCAGCGAATGGTAGGCCACGCCCCAGCCGCTCGAGATGCGCTGCAGCGTGGTCTTGACAAACGGCTCGAAGCTGGCCTCGGGGTATTTGCTGTCGTAGGCCTGGAAGCTCACGCCCTGCGGCAGCGTGTCGAAAGTGCCGGGCTGGCTCACGGTCACCGCCTCGCCGTCGGCGCTCAGGCCGCCAATGGGCGCTTGCCCGTCGGGCGTCGTGAAAAATCCGTAGTGGTTGGCGCCATGCTCGGCGGCCAGTAGCGCGGCCAGCTTGAAATTGCCCAAGTGGTGCAGGCTCAGCATACCCGGCACCATCCAAGGGATGCCGCGCAGCTGCTCGGGGCGCTCGACCTTGTAGGCGTGGATCACGTCTGCCATGGGCAGGCGCACGCGCTGGCGGTTGCTGTTGACGCCGTCGTTTGGGTGGGCCGCGAATAGGTGCAGGGCCACGGGGCGGCGGTGGGTGTTGACCTCTACGCCCATGATTACGGCGTTGTCGCCCCAGCGTCCGTTGTACGTGGTGTCGATGCGGTCAACGTCGATAGCCTGCAGCGCAAAATGCCAGCGGTTGCCAGCCTGTGGGCCGCGCACCACGGCCACCAAAAATTCACCGTCCGACGGCAGCCCGCCCACCAGCGTGGCGCAAAGGTCGCGGAAGTGCTGCCGGCCCTGCGCGTCGGCCTCGCGCTGCCACGCTTGCCAAGCCGACTCAATCGCGGCGCAAGCCAAGCGGTCGGGCACACCGGGGCGATCTTCCACGCGGCTCTGCAGGCGCACGCCAGACGGGCCGACGATGTTGTCCTGCACCATCGTCCTGAATTTTCTGGCGTAGTCGTTGTTGTTGACCAGGTCGCGGCCCCGCCGGCGCAGCAGATCGAGGTCGCCGCGCAGCTCCTCGTTGAGGCTCTGCTGGGTCGATAGCCAGTCGGCGGTAAGCCGGTCGATGCGCGCGGCTTGAAAGCGGCGCACCTGCACCGGCTTCTGAGGGCCGCGCAGCGCCTGCCAAGCCCGAGAAAAAACGTTCATGCGCCAAACCTCACTTGGATGCGGCCACGGCCCGGCAGGCCTGCGCCGGTGGCGGCCTCTTCGCGGGCCACCTCGACCTTGAGCCGGTCGCGGTGGCTCCAGAGCTCGGGCAGCGGGAAGCGGTCAAGGCTGCGCCCCGCGATAGCGTACTTGGCCGCCGCCAGATTGCCGGGGTCGGCCAGATAGGCCTCAACCGCCTCGAGCGCGCGGCGGGTGGCGGTGCGGGTGTCGAGCGTGGCGGCCCCGAAGCTTGGCCGGATGGTCATGCGCCCCTCGGCCACCGTAAACACCTGCCCAGCAAGCGCCACCTGAGCGCGCCACGCGTAGTCACCAGCAGCCCAAAGGCTGGTCGCGCTGGCCGCCACCTCGACCAAGTGATCGGCGCCCTGCGCCGTGGCGGCGATGGTGATGCGGCCCGCAGCGTTGAGCAGCGTGTACGTCAGCTGCCAGCCGCTGCTGGCCGGGTATTGCGCCAGCGAGCGGCGCCAGCGCACGGTGTCCCCAGCGTTGACGCCTGCGGGCTCTGCGGTTGGAATTTCGGCCATGGTGATGCGACTCTAGGCGCGCGCGTGTTTCGCAAACAAGGCAAGTTGCGAAAAACCAGGGGCGGTGGTTTGCGCGACGATCCAGCCTAGCGGTTTGGCACGTCGTTGATGATGCGCCAGAGCTGCACGCGGCCTAGACCATAGCGGCGCTCGAGCAGCTCGAGGCGCTCGCCGGCGCGGTAGTCGCGGCGGATGGCGGCGTTGCGGGTGGCGGCGCCTTCGCCGGCGCGCTTGCCCACGTACACCCGAGCGCCGCCAAAAGTGCCGCGCACTTGGGCCTCGATCTGGCGCGCAAGGCAGGCTTGGAAGCTGGGCGCAAGGGCCAGCACACAGCGCAGTGTGTACTCGACCACATCGTCGGTGTATTGGACGGCCTGCAGGGCGTCTGGCTGGTCGGCTGGGGGCTTGGTCACCATGTGCGTGGTCTTTGCTGCTGGATGGGCCGCCGGGTAGGCGGGCGGGGGGCCGGTGGCGGCGGCTGGCCTACGGCTTGGGTGATGGGCTGCTGCGCGGCGGGCGCGGCATCGGGCGGCGGCGTGGCAAAAAGGTCGCGGATGGTGGGCGCAATGCGGTCTTCGAGGCGGCTCCATTGCACGTCTGTCCAGCGCTCGATGCCAGCCCAAATCGCCGCGGCGTAGGCGTACACGGCGCAGTCCAGCGCCTCATTGCGCCTCCCGTTGGGCTTGATCCACTCCATGCGCGGGTGGCCCTTGAAATACTTGGTGACAAGCCGCTCTGCGGTCATCTGCTCGAATTCGTCGGTGTTGGCCAGCACCTTGGGCAGATGGACGTAGCCGGGGCCGGGCTGGGCTTGGCGCAGGCGCCCGTAGATCACGCCCTTGGCAATGTCGGTGCCCACCAGCCAGAGCTTGACGCCCCGGGGGATTTTCTGGCCGCGCCAGGTTACGTCGATGTCGCTGGGCTTGCTCAAAATCGCCTTGCCCTTGGCGCTGCTGCCCTTGACGGCCAGCACGTTGGCGTGGTGGTGCGCGCGCACGTAGCCGTACACCTGCTGGGTGTGGTGGCCGCCGGTGTCGATGGCGCAGGCCTGCACCAGCACCTGCGAGCCACTGGCGTGCAGGTAGGGTGTGCGGCGGCGCTCGGTCAAGCGCGCCCACACGCTGCCGGGCTGGCCCTCCTCGACCGCCGGGTCGCCATAAATGAGCTCGCGATCGATGAGCCAGCTCTCTTGCCCGCGGCCCCATGCCCACGTGCGGTACTCGATGCGGTCGCCCTGCACATCGACGCCCATGCTCAGCATCAGGCCGCCATGGGGCACGTGGCCAAGCGGGTAGTCTTCGGCGCGGCGGGCCAGCTCGTGCGTAGCCACTTTGTCGCCCTGCTCCTCCCAAGTCTCGGCCAAAACGGTGTTGGTGAAGGTCTTGAGCTTGCTCACGTCGCCCTGCTTGGCGGCCAGCATGGCATCGTGCCACTGCGCCACCAGATCGGGCCAGCTGATCCAGCCCAATGGGGCATAAATCGCGTTGAGGTGATAGCCGGTTTGGCGGTTGGCGCGGTTGGGGGCCTTGCTGGCCCGCCACTCGCCGCGCGACAGCATGGCGGGTTTGTGGTGCTCGTCGATCACGCCGCCGCAGTGCTTGCACACGTAATGCACGCTGGTGAGGTCGGGCGATCCGTCCTCGAGCTTGTGCCAGCGCAGGCCGTGCTCGCCCTTTGCGCCCCACTCCAGCGCCTGGTGCTCGCCGCAGTGCGGGCAGGGCACGTGGTAGCGGCAGGCATTGGTCTGCAGGTAGGCGCTCTCGATGCGCGAAAAATCTTTGGTGGTGGGCGTGGACACCTTGAGCACCTTGCGCCGCGCAAAGGTGCTGGTGCGCTTTTCGGCCAGCGCCACCGGGTCGCCCTCGCCGTCAACATCAAGCGGGTAGGCGTCGATTTCGTCCAAAAACAGGTAGCGCACTGGCATCGATCGCAGGCTGGCCGCGCTGTTGCCGCCAGACACCACCAGCACGCCGCCAGCAAAATCTTTCATCAGCGTGGTGTTGGCGTCGTCGCGGCTGCGGTTTTCGCGCACCTTGCGGCGCAGTACGGGCGTCTCCTCGAGCATGGGCGTGATGCGCTGCCGACTGAAGCGCTTGGCCATGTCGGTGGTGGGCTGCACGCACATGACCGGGCCGGGCTCATTGTCGATGATGTAGCCTAGCCAGTTCATACCGCTTTCGCTCTTGCCCAGCTGCGCGGCAAACATCACCACCACCTCTTGCACGCTGCTGCGGGCGCTCAGGTCGTCCATGATCTGGCGCAGGTACGGGGTGCGGTCGGTGCGCCAGGGGCCGGGCTCGCTGGACGCCTTGCCGGACAGCATCCGGTGCGTATCCGCCCACTGGCTGACCGTTACGGCGGCTGGGGGGCGTAGAAATTCCGCGAACAGCTCGGCCACCAAGCGCTCGGCGCGCGCCGGGTCGGCAAGGGCGGCAGATTCGCTGGCACCCATGGCTAGGCCACCTCCTGCACAGGCACGCCGTCGCGGCTCAGCTCGGCCAGCGCTTGGCGCAGCTCCTCTTCGAGCACGCGGGCCACCTGGTCAACATCGGACTGCGCGGCCACGGTGGGCGCTAAGCGGCTGGGGATTTGCAGCAGGGCATCGCGGGTGCTGGCCACGCGCTTGGCCCATGCTGCGCGGATGACCTCGACCCGTATCAGCCGGCCCTCGAGCTCGGCCTCGCGCATTTCGGCTAAATTGGCCTCGGCGATCTCGCGCCGGGTGCGCGCCATCTGGAAATCTTCGTCCATGAGGCCCAAAACCGGCTTGGGGGCCGAATTTGGCGCAAACGGCGCGGCGGCGGGCTTGGTGGGCTCAAAATCCGGCCCTTGGCGGCCAAAATCGGGGCCGGCAGGCACCGCAGGCCCAGTTTGGCCAAAAAACGGCTCTGCGGGCGCAAAATCGCGCGCGCCGGGCGCAAAAATCGGGCCGGCGGACGAAAAATCGGCCGGCGCAGCTGAAAAATCGCGATCGGCGGCGTGCACGCGCGCAAAATCGGCGCCGCAGCCGCGAAAATCGGCGCCGCTGGCCGGCAGCGGCTTGCGCGCGGCCACGTTTTGCTGCTGCTCGCGCCAGGCCTGCGCCGCCTCGACCGAGCTCAGCGGCATTCCGAGCGTTTTGAGCTGCGAAACGCGGCCTTCGGTGAGCCCTAGCGCCTTGGCTAAAGCGGCTTGAGTCAGCGGCTTTACTGACATGCTCGCACCTTTAGCCGTTTCAGATTTGAGCCACTAGCGGAATCTCGCGATCGTTTCGCACCCGTTCCAGCCTGCCACAGGGGGAACCAACCCGGGGGGAGGCGGCGGCGGCGGCCAG